CTAAGGTTTAGCCAGCCGCCGACTGAAGTAGGCAGGGTAATGCCCTTGAGGTCACAACCGCTAAGGTCTAGCCAGCCGCCGACTGAAGTAGGCAGGGTAATGCCCTTGAGGTCACAACCGCTAAGGTTTAAGGATGATTTAAAGATTAACCCTTTAGGTAAATTTCCTACTAGTAATCTGCGAGCCGATTCAACTTTAATTTTGTTGCCGTCAATAATGATACGTTCCCCACGAGTTTCGCAAAAGACAATATGTTTTCCTTTTTCAAGATAGCCGCCAGCCTCCGAGCCTTGCCCATGTAGACCACCACCACAAACAGGGCGAGAGTTAAAATCTGGTGCGATAGTCCATTGTCCTATTGGCTTCCACTTAAAGCCTTTAGCATTACTTGATGGTGATAAACCGCCGTCATTTTCACAGCGTATCATCCAGTTGCCCGTTTTGATTGCGTTCTGTATTGCCTTGTCAATTTGTACCTTGTTCATTTTATCCCCTTTCAATCAGCACGTTATTAGTGCTGTTAATCGCCCGTATTTTCTCTGGTTAAAAATCGCCTTTCTTTTAGCAATATTATATTTGGTTGCCCTAAAAGTTAGTTTACCATCTTTTATACCAGATAGTGCCTTAACCATGTTTTCTCTTAATAATTGTATTTGTGACATTTTAATTCCCTTCCTATACCCTCTTATATCCAATATTTATCGTGCCTTGTAATTCAGGCATATCAAGCGGAGTAAATATTACAGGATTAGTTATCGGCGGGTTAGGGTTATTGTTTACATCTTTACCGTTGTTCATACGGCGAGTTAAATAATCGTTGTTGGCTTTTACATAACCGTAGTCATCATTGGTATCATCAAGGTCTATATTCTTGCCAACGGGTAGCCGGATGGTTAACCATTTAGTCTCGTAACCAAGATATGCGAAAGCGATTGTTAAAATAATGATTGTTGCTATCATGTTAAACCTCTTTTATACTCAAGACTATATTATCTAATAACCTTATGCTTGAATTTATCCGGTATAACTATGCCCTTGAGGTCACACCCTCTAAGGTTTAAGGATGATTTAAAGATTCGTAACTATCCCTTCATAACCCGTAATCTTTCCAATTTTTTTCTTCAAGTGTTCTGATTCTCCATGCTTTAAATATACTGATTAAGTTAGTTATCAAATAATGAAACGGGTAATATTCGTGTTCATAATCATCTGCAAAACAACCACAACGAGGGCAATATAAATCCGTATCACCTGAATCACCACAATCAGTACCAACATCCTCACTTGAGCCTATCCAACCACATGCTTGACATTTACACTCGTACCATTCATCTGACTTTTTAACTATTTTCCCGAACATTTCTACCTCCTACGGGTTGTCATGGTATACTTACCTAAAGATTAACCCTTTAGGTAAATTTCCTACTAGTAATCTGCGAGCCGATTCAACTTTAATTTTGTTGCCGTCAATAATGATACGTTCCCCACGAGTTTCGCAAAAGACAATATGTTTTCCTTTTTCAAGATAGCCGCCAGCCTCCGAGCCTTGCCCATGTAGACCACCACCACAAACAGGGCGAGAGTTAAAATCTGGTGCGATAGTCCATTGTCCTATTGGCTTCCACTTAAAGCCTTTAGCATTACTTGATGGTGATAAACCGCCGTCATTTTCACAGCGTATCATCCAGTTGCCTGTTTTAATTGCGTTTACAATTGCTTTGTCTAGCTGTGCTTTATTCATTATACCCTCCAATATTTACTTTATGTTATTTTTTCGCTTGGCATTTCAACTTATTATTCAATGGTTAAGTCTTACATTCTTTAATTTAGACTATAAGTAAACTCGTTATCCTTTAACTTTTTAAGTGCTGATAATCCTACCCATTTATTATCATACCAAAGTAGGTATTTAAAATAACTGGCACTAATCGGGAATGATAATCCTTGCATTTATTTTAATCCTTTCGTTTGGCATTTTAAGCATATCCCTTTATAAGATAGGGTACGTTCTTTACAGTGTTTACAGTATATCCATTTGTCATTATGCACGGTTATACCTCTTTATAGTTTGTTATAAAGATTTATGGCAATTTTGACAACCTTGTGATATCCATTTTGTACAGGTATTCATTTTATCCCCTTTCGTTATTAAGATTTATAGTGCAGATAAACCACGTTTTTGAAGTTCTGAATAAAGTATATCCATCCAATCATCCCATGTAATAACAACCCACGAGTTACCTATATTTGTTCCCCATCCGTCCTGCCATACACGAGGTGTTTCTTTTTTTGCAACCTCCCAAACTGATAAAAGATTGCTGTCAGTCCATGAGCGCACACGATTAAGCGCAACATTGAAAGCCTTTGTTTCTAGTGATAAAGTATCCACATTATCCCCTTTCTAATTATTACTAAACTGATATTTTGTTAGTGCTTCCATTTGGGATAAGCTTTTACGCTTAACTAAGGTATTATCAAGGTATTTCATAAAGGCATAGTTTTCTCCGTGTATTATCCATACTGGCAAGTTAAATACTTCCATTATTTTATATTCCTTTCTCTATACGTGCTAGTCACCTAGTCACGCTTACTATTTTATAGGGTTATGCCTCTTATTACTCCCGATTGTTACCCATGAATATTTCAATATCACGGTATGTATATTTTATCCCTAGTGCTTTACATGTTGCCTGTATTGCCCTCCCATCCTTGTTAAAAGTTTTTGCTATAAAAGCCTTACGCATTTTACCTATTACTATAGGTACTTCTGATACAGGATAACAATATTCTGCCGGATACTTGGTTATGACTTCCGTTAATTTTTGCTCATAGATAGTCATAAACTTGTCAAAATTCGCTGTTGTTTCCATTGTTTCAATTCCTTTCTAATTTAATCCCCTCATAGGTGATTACCTTAATAACCACCTATCAAGAGATTAGCTTATAGAAAGCCACCGGGCGGGGGATAATTTTCAGCTTCAATGTTTTCGATACTGTTTGAGACATCTGGTTGGATAACTGACCCAATATCAACCTCATCACCGTTTACATCTGCAAAACCGTAGGAAATAGGTTCACGGTTTCCATCTTCCGTTATCCAACAGAGGTGAAGCCCCGATGGCTTTAGAGCCACGTTTATTAGCCTTATAGCCTTGTCCAACGGCTCAATCCCTGTAATTGGTCTGCAATTCTCACATAGTAAACCAAGCGGATAGACCGTCGGATTGTGTTCTGTTTCAAATTCGTTCTTACATTCAGCACAATTAGTTTTAAACATGTTACTTACTCTCCACTCTGAACATAAGTGTTCTGCCTGAATCCTTGTAAAGTGCCAGTACGCAAGGTAATAGTTTGAAGAGTACAAATTCTAGGGATAACCCTAGAAAGTTCCACGTAAAGCCGGTGTAATCGTTTCTCATTGTTTTATCTCCTATCGGGTAAATATTTACTATCTCGTAACATAAAGGACACTGATAATATTTAGGCCATTCAAAATTGAAGTTCTCCATTTCACTATGACATTCAGGGCATTTCATAGTTAGTTTACCTCGGAAATTTTAAGCCTTAAAAGTAAGTCCATAAGTTGCTCGTGAATTTGGGGGTGAAATAGGTATTCATCAAACACCCGTTTCACTTTCTCGTATCTCTCTGGTGACTTTTCTTTTAAGAGATTACGACCCCATTCTACTAGTTCTTTTTCTGCTTCGATTTTAGCGTCAGTGATGGCACTCCAGTTAAACTTTTTATCAACTTCGATTAGTGCCTGTATTGATTTTCCCTTGTCTTTTACATCGTAAGCGGGGCCGACTTCCTTGATATACTGCGGGTAGACGTTATCATAATGCGCTTTAGTTGATATGTAGTTGAGTTGTGCCGGTGACATTCCCATCGCCGTTCGTATTGCTTGTCTCATTTCTGTGTTATTCATCTTTCTTTTTCCTCCTGTTTATTTGTCTGACCTTATCAAGAGATTAACTATTGATTTTCTTTGCGGTTAATACACCATTCTAGGCGTGTACAGGAGTTATAACCTCTCCGATAATTACAATAGTAACTAAGATTCGTACATTTACCTGTGATTGGTCTTTTTACTGTTCCCCTTACTTTACGTGTCATTTGATTTTCCCCTTTCTAATTTAATCCCCTTTTATTTTATATCCTTAATAGATATTGAATAGACGTGTATTTATAATTGCTATCTAAAGTACTTTAATAACTCCAGCATACTCTAATGCTTTTAAGAGGTTTAACATTCGGTCTGCTTCTTGCGTGTAGTTCCATTTAAATTTAGGGTTGGAGTTTATTATGAAACTAGCTAAACTCTCTTCCGCAGAGTTTACTGCGGTATCATCCTTAAGGACTTTTGCTAGGGTCGTTACATCCATTATTACCCCTTTCCTACACGTCTATTAAGTATCCATTAAGTGTTTAGCAAATGATGACTAGACAAGGACTAATTCTATTTTTACTTAATTGCTTTGATAAAGTATCTATCGGCATGGTGGTTAGCTCCTTCATGCCGGTAAGCGATACAGGCGGCTATTGCTGAATCAACGGTAGAAAAAGATTCGGAACAACATCTGCCATCAACATAGGGATGATATTCGTACTTGCGGGTATTAATTTTGGATGTCCCTGCGTTCCCTTCAAAAACATGAGGGTGAGATTGAACAATAGCATAAGAGAAAAACTCATGGATTTTTATTACTTCACCCCACGTATAAGGTTTACCCTCTTTTAGTTCCTGTAAATTTGTAGTAGTATTCATTTATCCACTTTCCGCCCTTGCCTAGTAAACAGTTGCTAAACATTTTCATCTTATTTACCGGATAGTGCTAGATGGTGAGTTAGGAATTACAGAATTTTAACCGTAAATTACATCGCCATAAAGCGCACATTGTAACCATACATCGGCGGTTATGGCATCATCGTTTTCCGTTTGCCAGTCTGCAAAATGACTGGGATATTTTTTAGCCATAATGGATAACCCTTTTAAGCATTTTTTATAATCAAGTATTACGTGTGCTTTTTCAGGCTCTTCCAGGCTAGAAAAAACGATTGCCCCGCCGTTAAATGGCATCTGACAATGAGGAAATTCTAATTTGAGAGTATCGGCGGTTTTCCCTTCTGGATATATGTATTTTTCTATCATATACCAGTAGTTACTCCCGCCTTCAGTTGCATTAGTAAGTAAGTCCTCAATACGTTGGTCATTGACACTGATTCTAATTTTAGCCATTGTAAATACTCCATATTCTAACCTACTCACCACCTAGAATTATCCGGTAAACTTATAGACTATTTATATTGACGGATAGTGCCTAGATAGGAATTATTGATTATTGGTAAATAATTGATACGTCTTTTTCCTTGAAATATTCTGACAATTCCAATTCAGGAAAATAGACTAAAATTGGATAGTTACTATTTATATCTATTTCAAGTACATTCCCCATTTTGCACTGGAATAATGTAGGGTTATGAGAATCAGGTGAATAATTAATTCTAACGATATTCCCTTTTGATATAGTGTTCATTGATAATTCCTTTCCTAGTCCTATCTAGGAATTATCCGTCAATATGTTTCCGGTTTAACATAGAGCCTGCAACTTGCGGACTCAAATAACCTAGATTGTTAAGTACTCACATAATGGTATAGAGTAGTATCATATTAAATATAGTCCTATTGTATCCAAATTGCAACACCTGCACTATAAAGATTTCATAAATTTTTCATAAAGATTTCTATATATAATATGTAAGCACTTACTAGTTTTTAATACTGAAAAACGGCATGTATTTATCAGGTCTAAAAATAGCATGAGACACGCTATAATCAAAATTTGGCTTTCCGGCGAATAGCGTGTAACGTTCATTCAAAACTATACCTCCCCTAACATTTCGTTTAGTGTGGAAAAGCGGACGCCGTAATACTTAATTTCTCCCAGTGTAGTGAAGGGCGGTCGTACTTCCAATGACCTGTCAAAAACAGGGCGGTGAAATGTAGGCAAGTTAGAGTAAAGCAACTTTGCCCGTATCGCCTTGAACGAGTACCCCCTGCCTGTATGATTGGTTAGCTTCACAAGCCCTGCTATCGCCTCGGTATAGGCGTTGGTGATTGGATGCTCCCACCATGCGAATATCTCGGCTTTCCAGTTGCCCACAGCCGTTGTGAGAGGCTTAAAGGCGGGCTGTAGCTCGGTCGGGATGCTTGCCTTAAGGGTTTCATACCGCTCTATGGCTTCCTGCCTGTCCTTGACCATCCAGAGGTCACAGAAGTCCTCTTTGAACTGGTACGCCTTGCCAAGCATAGGGAACTGCCCTAACCATAGGTCAAGTATGAACTGGTCTTGTTCGTCAAGGTCGCTCCGGCGATGGAATAGGATATAGCGGTCACGCTTCAGTGTCCGGCGTTGACGCGCGGTAAGGTGTGCCCTGGTATCTTTTCTTACCGTGTCCATGCCCTGAATGGCTAACCGGATAACGTGAAAGCGGTCTATAACGACTGTGGCTTGCGGTAGAATGTCATTCACAGCGTCTTTATATGGCTGCCACATGTCCATAGCCACAAGCTGTATTCGCTGGCGGTCGGGGAGCTGGTGAAGGTAACGGCTAACCACGTCTTTAGTCCTCGATGTCAGCATATCAATGACGGTATTTTTCTCTACGTTGGTCAGTATGCACCTTGCTTTTCTCACAAGGTGGACTTCATCTATCCCCAACCATCGGGGTGTCTCAAACTTGACCTCGCTATCCAGCCTAGCCACTTCTAAACCGAACAAGCGCCGGACTGTCCGCTCATGGATTCCGGTATCATCGGCTACACTTACGAACGTGCGCTTCATGCTTTCCTTGCCGATATAGCCTAGTAACCGGAGCGTGGCTGCGTGGTTTTTGTCCATGTCCGGTAGTGGCTGGAAACTGGTTTTACCACAAGCTCGACAGTAATAACGTTGCCGATGCACAATTAGCCCAACACGCTTGTTGTGAATAGGCAAGTCCATAAATCGTTGCCTCTTGATACCATGCCGGTATAGTTCCCCCACTACTCCGCATCGGATACAGGCTTGAGGCTCCGGCGTATACTTCGCATGGATAGCGTAGTCATACTCGCTCTCTTTGACTTCCAGCAGTTCCCAATCTGGTAGATTCAGTATGTTCATGCTAATTCCTTTTCAGCAAATACGTTCTTTATCCTGCCAGCACATACGCACCTAGCAAATACGTTGTTCATGTTTATACGCTTATGCTCTAGGGGTGTTCGGGGTCACCCTGCCCCTGAATGTTTACCTCGGCTACCAGATAGTCAGTCGGGGCAGTGGATATCAAGCTCCAATCGCCCCCGTGTTTGTGCCAGATATGCTCTTTGATATCTTCCCAATCCTCTTGTGAGTGTGTCCACGTCTGCCCACAGCCTCGGCAGTAATGCCAGCAATGGAATATGCCTTGCTGGTCTGGATTGCGTAACGTGATTTTAGCCATTATCTGTCCCTCCGGTTTCGTATTCATCATCCCCGCAATTAGGGCAATATCGTATTCTCATCCCTTTGCCTCCCGCTTAGCTACTTGCCTTTTAGCCTCGTCTATTTGGTAAGGCTCTAGTTCAATCCAATGATTAGCTAATATCTTAAGGGCTTTAGTTTCATCTATCCCTAGTTGTAGTAATATCACCAAAAGACATTCTGTGCATATGTAAGAACAGTTATAAGACCCGCATATAGTACAATCTGCTCCGGTATCATTTACACTCATTGTCTATTACCTCTAGTCCATTATGAACTTTGTTTAGCAAGGTGTAATAGGTAGATTTCCACGGGTTATCCTGCCATAGTTCAGGGTGTTTAGCTTGTCTTTCGTGTTCTGATAGCAGTTTAGCTAGTGCCTCAACGTATTTCAAATCAACCCCCCTTTATAAAGCCCATTGGCACATTCTTTGATATAGTCCCTCGGTAATTCCCAAGTTATCCTATTAAATGGGTCATCAAATCGGCGAATCTTAACACAAGGGATATTACCGCCAATACCATCCACTGCTAGCATATGGTAACCATCCCTATCTTTACCAAGGTATAGCCCTGTAAATTGGCGAGTACCATACCTGCCATAACCAGTAGAGCCGATAACCTTTTCTCCAACACAAATACGATGTGTCATCGTGTCATCCTCACGGCTAGTATTTCAGCTCCACAAACTTTCATATTCTGCCAACGTTCATAATTAGGCTGATGTATAGCCTGCGGGTGATTGCACTCTTGACATCCAAATTCCGGCTGGTTTCCACCAAGAGAATTATATTGACACCGGCTACACTTTAAGTGATTGACAAACTGTTGGTCGGCAGGACAGGTGTCTAGAATACAAGTTAATTTCATTTTCTCGCCCCCTGTTTCAACACTATCTGCCTATTATTATACACACTACATGCCGAGATGTCAATATCCTAACCCTTGCATTTTCAAACATTCTATTCTATACTATTTGCCGAATAGCCAATTTTTACAATACAACCTAACCAGCCTTCTCTAATCACATAATCCAGTACTGTTCCCTCTCCAAAACCGTTAGTATTAGCTATAACTTTATCTCCAATTTTAGGCGGGAATTGTTCATTAGTCCACTTGCCTAATGGAGCAATACCGGATAGTACTAAATGTTGCTCACCAACAGCGAAAACTCCAACTTGTCTACCGTCTGGTAAAGTTTCAACATGATTAAGAGCTAACATATTACCCCTTTCTTACACGTCTATTAAGTATCCATTAAGTGTTTATTAAACTTATGCTTACAAGTTAGATTCTGGCGTGGTTTACATTTATTTTATACTGTTACTGGTGTTTTTTGTGTCAAAAAGTTAAATGCTTTTTGTGCTTGACTTGCCGCCGATATTATGAATTTTGAATCGTTTTTTAATACTTCCAACCATCCGTTAATATACGCTTGTGAGTTATTGGTAATTGTAGCCTCTAACCCACATTCAAAACACGCCATATTAGAGCCTATCTCTGCGACTAATTCCTCTTTTGCGTATTTATCACTCCCGTATCTTGTCATATCTATACGGTTTAAACGTGTCTCGTGTCCAGTCCAGTGTGTCAATTCGTGAAATGCTACATTATAAAATTCATTGACTTTTTTAAACTGGTTTAACGATGGTAAATTTATGATATCAAAAGTAGGACTATAACACGCTTCATCAGTTCCGTAGACAATGTTAGGGTTAAGGTTATTGAGAAGTGTTTCCGCTTTATCAACTGGTAGTAATTCCGATTTTTCAATGGTTACATATTTGTCAATTGGCGCATTAGTTTGCTCAATGTTAAAAACGTAATAATAACGTAGTAAGTGAAGCGTTTTTTCTGTTAATTCCTCTTCACCATTATCATTAGTACTTGACTTGGTAACAGATACGTTTTTAGTAAACACAACTAAATTACCTTTTGCTCCATCGTTAACCTTATAACCATTTTCAGTTATTTGTTTGAAGCTGGCAAAAAGCGGGTTAGTCCATTTGTTTGACATCATGTTCAAGTTTAGTAATAGCGTGTTTATACCAGTGTATTTATGGTTGGAAATAAAGTTTTTCAATGTTCCATTAGTAACCCAAGTTTTTTGCCATGCGATTTTACCGTGTTTTAACCCATCAATTACAAGATTGGTTACTATTTCGGGTACGTTCATTTATATTCCTTTTCCAACCACGCCAGAATCTAACTTGTAAGTATTCTATTAACCCTTGTAACCGGTAAACATTTATGTTATTTATATTGACGGATAGTGCCTAGATAGGAATTATGTTATTAACAACCCATTCTGCGCTCTGCACGTTCTTCTGCTAACATTGCGTGAAGTATTCTAGTTTCTTCAATATCCTCTTCATACATAGTACGAGCGATTATTTCTGCCTGTTCTTCTCTGATACCAATGGGAAGAGAAACTGGGCAATCTTTACCATGTTGGATATTGAAGCTAGGTTTAAAAGTCACATCATCGTCATAATCGTTATCGGGATGATACCAGTTACGTATAATAGTAACTGTGACTTTTTCTCCATCCTTGCAATAGTATGTATCTCTTATATCTGGCAAATTGAATCCATCATCATACATTGTTTGTAATTCCTTTCAGTCCTATCTAGGAATTATCCGTCAATATGTTTCCGGTTTAACATAGAGCCTGCAACTTGCGGACTCAAATAACCTAGATTGTTAAGTACTCACATAATGGTATAGAGTAGTATCATATTAAATATAGTCCTATTGTATCCAAATTGCAACACCTGCACTATAAAGATTTCATAAATTTTTCATAAAGATTTCTATATATAATATGTAAGCACTTACTAGTTTTTAATACTGAAAAACGGCATGTATTTATCAGGTCTAAAAATAGCATGAGACACGCTATAATCAAAATTTAAGGGGTTAAAATCTTTTTTTGGTACAATCTATCATAAAAACAATTTAACAACCTTATTTTTAAAAATCAAAGCTAAAATCTTACACGGTATAGTGTAGGGTATTCATAGTATTTATGTAAAGTGTCAGGGTGTCAAGGGGGAAAATATTAGAACTAAAATACTAATATTATGTTAATATTGCGTTTGGGAATTGTTAAAATATAAGGCGTGACGATATGTGACGATACGTGACGTTATTTAAGCGTATCGCCACGATTGACGGGGTATGACTGGATAACGCCGAGGTAACGACTACTAACGTCACACAATAGGGGATTAAATTTGAGGATTTAACCAAAATATTATCGTCAGGGTATATAGATAGGTAGACGACAGGGATAGAAATTAATTACTGTCAAGGTGTGGTCTGACGTTATTTTAATCAGTTAGGTATGAGTAACTTTATAGCCTTTTATTGGTTTATGGAGCTTGTAAGATAAGAGTATCGGCGAGCCACCTTTTTCTCCCCATCGCTGAAATGCCGTTGTGCCATACTTTTTTCTTATTTTCTCAACGCTACGTTTAGCCATTTTTCTCACCCCACTTTCTTTTACGAGACTACCTTAGTATAGCAAGGATAAGCCTGAATGTCAAGGTCTATCGTGAAAATATTCTTGAAAAACTACTTGACAAATAAGACATATATTGCTATAATACAGAAAGTGATATATAGCGTCACAGGAGTTAATGGTTATGTTAAAAAAGAAAAAAACAATGAAGTTAGGTTTATCGCAACAGGAATTTTTAATATCTGCTAGTTTAGATGATAGTCCTAAACATGGGTATGCAATATCAAAGGAAATTTCAGACCATACAAGCGGATTAGTAAAATTTAGTGCTAGTACGCTTTATGGGAATATAAAGAATATGCAAGATAGGGGGTTAATTAAACTAGAAGAAACTAAAGAGCAATCAGGTAGGTTGCAAAAAATATATGGGCTTACTGATTTAGGTAAAACTAATTATGTAAGTCAATCAAAGGTGTTAAAAATGTTTATGAGTAAAAATAAGAAAGGACAAAACAATGAATAAAAAGGTACAAGCGATATTAGTTCTAGACGAAAGCGGAAGCATGGGAGTAATAAAGGATAAAACAATATCTTGTGTTAATGAATATATCAACAGCCTATTGCCACAGGGAAAGATGTGTCACATTACCTTGGTAAAATTTCGCCAAGATGATATATCTTTTATTTGTGAAGATGTTCCAGTTAAGGATGTTCCTAAGTTAGATTACAATAGATATAAACCTAATGGGGGAACACCATTATTGGATGCGGTTGGTAAAACGATAAAAGCTACACAAGCACAGATTGATAAGGCTAAAGATAAACCAGATATTCTTTTTATTGTTATGACGGATGGTGAAGAAAATAGTTCAAGGGAGTACAATCAAAAACAAATAATAGATATGATAAGTGAAAAAGAAAAAGTTGGTTGGACTTTCGTTTATCTTGGAGCTAATCAGGATTCTTGGGCTTCAGCTTCAGGTATAGGCTATGCTTCTAGAGGTAATGTGCTAGATTTTGTAGCAAGTGATAATGGCATGGAAAAAGTAATGTCAAGAACTATCGGGGCTACAGCAAAATATTTTAGTGGTAGGAAGCAATTCTATGCTACTCATGCTTTAGCAGGGCATGATTTAGATAAAGTATCTTATAGTACAAAAACATTTTATGGTAAAAATAAAAAGGAAGGTGGAAAATATGGCAAATCCTAATCGGTCACTATGGAAAGTTTATGCGGTTGACCCTCGTAAGTCAGGCAAGGTACTTATGGATGGTAAATCTGTGGTTGCTATCACAGAAGGCGAGGCACAAATGAAATCAGGCGTTGGCGAGATAATAGCTAAAGAAGGACTAGACTTTGAACAGGTAGATATATACTGCGAGAAAATAGCCGAATTTATACGCCCACATAAGGATACTCAAAAAGTCGTCATTGCCAAAGATGAAGAAATTGACTAAAAATTAATACGGTTAGCATTTAAGCCCCTGAATCTAAAAGTTTGGGGGCTTTTTCTTTATGAAATCTTTATAATTGGTGGGATTGACAAATATGGATATTAACTATATAATGTGTGTAGGTGGAATAATCTAATGATTACATGGAGAAGCGTTTAATGACGAATCAACTTATCCAAAAGAAAAATAAGTCTCCGATTGTTAAACCAACTATTCAGATTAACTATGATGATACAACTTTACTGGAAAACAAGTTAGCTGAAGGTTTTTCAAAGTTAGATAATAAATCAGGCGAAAAAGCATTTAACAGTTTAAAATCAGAATATGATAGCCTTAAGTTAATCTTCAATAATTCTCCTATTGGTGATTCAATTATCAATATAGATAAAATCAATAAACTAACATCATCTCTTTACTTGCAAGGTTTAAAATTACTTAGTTCTTCATTAGAATATATCAGGCAACTTAGTACAGCGGATTATGTTTTAATGGAAACAGAACTTACCTGCCTTGAAGATGAATTAAAAACATGTAGCAATAATCTTAAATCTATCGTGCAGGAGCGTATAGAAAAGAACAAAAAATCATTACAGATAGTTAAAGGATACCGTGACAAGATTGATGAACTGCTATGCCAAGTAGGACTTTGTAAGGATGCTATTAAAGAAATAAGGTTGGAATTACCTGCGCTAATGGCACATAAACCTAAAGATGAATTTGATGACATTCTTAATGAGTTAAACTCTAGGATGAAATATGCACAAAGAGTTAAAGACGAATACGAGAAGCAAGGCTTATAAAGGAGAGATATGCACATCAATTTAAAGACATTAAAAACCATAGGTGTATTAGTTGGAATAGGTATTCTGATTTATTTGCTTTTCCACTTTTTCTGGCAGATAGTAGGATTAGTTATCTTGGGACTGGTTATATGGTTAATTGTTAAACAGATTAAAAAACAAAAGGTGTAAAATATGAATGAATTTAATATCTTAATCGTTGCCCCAACAGGATATGGTAAATCTAACTTGGCAGATGCCATAAGAAATGCTATATTTAAGGCAGATATTAATGCTCATATTCATGTAGACGACCATGATAGAGAGAAAAAAGATATGGGTGATGGGATTAACATATATAATATAGTAGTAAGACAGAAGGCGACAGAAGAAGATGCGGAAAAAGCTGATGTAGTAGTAAATATCAATAACAAAAAATTTATTAATAAATACCACGAAATAATATAAGAAGGAGGCTAACTATGGCACTGAAAATCGTTTATGAGGATGACAAGAAAATCACTACTTATTCCGTAGACCTTGCAAAAGGCAAAAAACTATTGCAAGATATGGAAAGCAAAGTAGAAAGTGCCGTCAACAAAGTCAGTGACTTTTTTGGTGGTACGGTTAAAAAAGAAACTCTAACTAAAGAACAAAAATAAAAAATAAAATAGGAGACATAGCTTTAATGGTTACTGAAGAAAAAAACGAAAAAACGGAAAAAACAGAAATGACTGATATCGTTTCTATGGAAATAGCAGAGGTCAACCCTGCTGTTAAGCCGAAAAATCTAACCGAGGCTCAAGCGGATAATATCAAGGAACAGGCTAAAAAAGCTGTAGATAATCTAGTAAAATCCGAAGGAGCTAATTCCTTGACTGTTGCTGACCAGATTACCAATATCGGTGTTCAAGACCAGAAAAAAGTTACATCTAGTATAGAACTTCTCCAAGAGAAAATGGGTAATGTTTTCTACGGGGAAAACAAAAATGCTGTAACGGAAAAAATAACTACCGATATTGGGACTCTCCAAACGGCACTTGCCAGAATAAATCCCAAAGATATCCAAAAAGAATCGCTTTACCGGATTCTGCGGTATGTACCTTTTATCGGTAATTGGGCTGTCCGTGTTCTCAAAGAATCGGCAAATCGTGGTATGGAAATCAAAGAGTTTGTAGAGCATCTTGATGAAACTATTAAACATGGCGAAAACATGCTACGTATGGATAATGCCCAATTAACAGCGATGTATGCGGAAATAGAAGAAAAACAGAAACTTATCGGCACGGATGCTTATTTCGCTGAAGTATTGATGGAAGAACTTGATAAAGTTACCAAAGATATGACCGATGAAAAGAAAAAGAATAGTCTTAAAAAGGTCTTATTCAAGGTAGCAACAAGGGCAAGCGATTTACGTATCATGGAAAATCTGCATGAGCAATTCTTTGTAAGTATTGCCATGACCAGAGATAACAATGATTATCTGATTGATGCCGGACGTAGATTAAGAACTGGTGCAGTACCTTTGGTGGCTATATCGTTTGCTATCTACAATGCTTTATCTAGACAGAAGAAAGTTTTGGAAGTAGCTAAGGCTACAAAAGAATTTTTGGGTAATCAGATGCTTACTAACGCTACGATGATTAACAACGCTGTAACGGATATAGGCGATATTGTAAAGCAACCGATGATTGCTATGGAGAAAATAGAAGCTGCTATTGCTCAACTGGAACAGGCTATTGATAAAACTAATCTTATCCAGACTGAAGGTATTGAACGTGCTAAAGAAACTATAACTAGAGTTACAGTTATGACTGAAGAAATCCGTAAGAAAGCTACGGAACTACCCGATACTGATGTTAAATCGCTTGAGGGTAGTAGTATCATTAATGGCGATTTTAAGTTGTTAGAGAATAAATAATGTTTTAGGTGTCCACTATATTATTGGAACTATCGGTAAGCGTAATCTTAACCGAGCCTAAAGAATATTTACAGGAGGTATGTTCTAATGAACTCTTATAAACTGTGAAAGTTATTTTAACATTTATAATTGCCGCAATATTTGTATATGTTGGTGCTAATATGTTGCCAGCAATTGGAGAAGCAACAAAAACAGTAGCCGAAAATCAAGAAGTAGGTAGTGGTGTTCAAGGTTTAGCTAGTGTACTTCCTTCAGTAATGATTATCTGTTTTGCAGCAACGATAATATTTGGTTTAGTAAAAATGATGAGTAATAATGGAAAAGAAAAGAGTAAATCCATTACAGTCAGACTTGTTAGAAACGCTAAAGATTTTGTAGTATCTATCAAAGAAGCATCTAATGGGTTAAGCCAGTATATCAATAATCTTGATGAACTTTTAAATATCAAAACTATAGAAGATTACAAGTTTGCTACTGAATATGGTTTAAATATGATAGGTAACAATCTTTTAATATGTGGTGGAGATACGATATGGGATTGGTATATCACGGAAAAACACCCTGATATGGATGTTTTTAAAGTAGTAGGTTTACACAAGAGAGATGCTTCTAAGAATGTTTTATACTTGCTTGGTAAAAACAGCGAAACCAACGCACCATTTCTTTATAAATTACCTGAACAATATATTGATAAAGAATGTATAAAGGAGTGCGTTAAAGAAACAGGTATTGAAAAAGAAATGGTTGCAGTTCCGGTTAATATTGAAAATAAAGAACAACGGTCAAAATCTTACATAGAAGATTCTAAACCATAAAAAGAGATATATGGAACAACAATTTATTGATTCTTTCCAACCAATAAATGAAGCTATCGGAATAAGTAGCAGTTTGATGTGGTTATTGGCGTTTTTTGCAGTGGCTATTATACAACTAACGGTTAGTTATAGAATTACTGGTAGTATAATTGTTCCCGTGATATTGAATATGTGTCTTTTTATCTTTGGCGTAGCATTAAAGTTAATACCTGCTTGGACAACAATAATAATCTTCATCGTATCTGTGATATATGTAAGTTATAGATTTTTTTCTAATAATGTTGAAAGTAACAAAAAATCTAAACGTATAGTAAAGACCAAAGTAACGACAAAACGAGAAAAACTGATTGAGCGACTTGAGGAGTATAGTCAACAGTTTGAACAATATCATAATAACTTGGATGAATTACTCGGAATAAAAACAAGGATTGTATTAGCAAGATGGGATAAAGGTATATTAGATGATAACAGCTTAGTTTTAAAAGATGGTGTTCTTGAAATTAGTAAATATTATGATTGGTATATTATTGATAAGCATCCAATACTAAATATATTTAAGATTGTAGGAATAGATAAGTCTGAAAATGACGATAATGTAGCGTATTTGTTGGGAGAAAAAGAAAATAAACCGTTCTTGAATAAATTGGATAGTAAGGATATAAATGATGGCAAAGATATCGTTGAGTTGTTAAAAGAATCAGATGAAAATAACGTAATGGGTTCGGTACTAGGTTTGTTATTTCTAGTTGTAGGGACTCATTTGTCGCCGTTTATAAATGAGTCAATAAAAGAAGTAGCAAAGAAATGAAAATATTAGGTTATCATATTCAAGATAATATAATCATCAATTCAGATGGTGAATATCGTAATAAAAGTCCCTATATTAGTTTCTTGATGGATAAAAAGCCTGATACAATAAGGATTTTTGGTAATCTTTATCAGTCTGTGTTAGATTTATCAAGATTATTGAATTGGGGGGATAATCTTTTAAAAGAATTGCTGGCAACCTCAAAGATAAAATTTACCCCATATAAAATAGCATATAAACAAGACAGTTTTTTAAGTATCAAGAGGTCTAATTATTTAAGTAAAATGAAATCAAAACTAACTTATTATGGAGATTTATCAAAATATATTATCTTAGATGCTGATACGCCATTGAAAAATGCTATATATGTCAAAGATTGCGGTCAACAGGTATATGATATGTTAGTAGAACTTGGCATGAATCCTATAAATTTAGTTAATCCATTTAAGCAGTATGTTAAAAATAAAATTTTAATAGAAGATTATCATTCGTTGGAATGGCATTTAGAAAAAATGGAACAAGAATATAATAAAGCATCTGATGTAAAGAAGTTGGTTATAAATCAGATAATGGAAGGTTTGAAAGGTGAAACATCAAAGTAAACGTTTTGGACTATACTATCTAACATTTCTTTTTCTGGTAACTTTAAGTATTATCGGGTTTTTCTTGACATTTGCCTTAAGTTGCCCTTATTATCTTATCCCTATAGGATTATTGATAATCTTTATTATTTTAGGTTTTAATAAAAAGGTTGATAAGTGGCTGAAAAGGTAGAGTATGAGAAATGATGAGTTAAAACACAAACGAGTGCAAGGTATACCTATAATCAAACATGGTGCGCCCCAGCCTGGAATAACCAAAAAGGAGTTTATGGATGTTTTGGCTAGGGCTGTTCCACCTGTTTCACACGAACCGGAATCTGATTCAGAAAGTTCGCAAACATAGGTGTCTCGCTCTTGCGATGATTATAGCGGAATGAATATTCGTTAACGTAGGATTGGAGATACTTAGGGGAAACATTATGATACACACCACCGATACCACGCTTAACGAGCGACCAGAAACCCTCAATGGTGTTCGTGTGAACGATGCCACGAGAATACTCGTGTATGGAATGATTCACTATTTGATGGTTATAACCGTTCTTGTTAAGCGGGTTGTATGCGCTCATTTCATCCGTGTAAACAGTGGTGTTAGGCTCTACGTTCTCTTTTACTTGGGGTATAATGGTTGCTTGGTCAGTATTAGGCACAACCACCGCTTTAACATCGCCCTTGCGTTCTACAGCCCCGAATACGGGCGTTTTGTCCGCCGTGCCACGACCTGTGAGGTTGGCACGTTTGGAATCGTGCATGTTGATTGCCTTACCACCCATGTATGTCTCATCAAGTTCTACTTCACCGGAAAGCATTTTATTCTCGCCCAAGAGGGTACGAATCTGTTTGAACATACGCCATGCTGTTTTATAGGTAACTCCAAGTTCACGTTGAAGCTGTTTAGCAGATATGCCACAGCGAGTAGAGGACATGAGGTATATAGCGTAAAACCAAGAGCGCAAAGAGGTCTCGGACTTATGGAATATGCTGTTAGCCGTTGGGGATACATGGCTTCTGCAAAACTTGCAGGTATATACTTTACGATTGGCTATTCTGTAATGTGTAGTTACCCTATCGCACTTCTGGCAGAATACGCCTTGCGGATAACGGAGTTTCAAGAGTATATCAAGGCACTCATTATCGGTAGGAAATTGCTTGTTAAATTCTTTGATTGTAAACTTTGTAGTAGTCATATTGCTCCTTTGGTTAATAAGTATGTTTAATTGTAGCATTAATAAATACGTGTTGTCAAGGTATAGAATGATATTAATTATAAAGATTATATAAAGAATAATGGAGGAAAATATGGTAAGAGAAAAGTTTGGTAATTATCCCCCCACTACACGTAAGGTGTATAATCCTCTTAATAAATTGGTTAGGAGGATTATAACATTTATGAAGAACTCTGTAATAGTATTACTAGTTGCTTCAATAGTAGGGTTAGGAATATACGTGCCAGAAGTAATAAGGGCTAATAGTATTAATATTACGAATATTATATTGATAATTGTTTTGTTGTTTATTGCCGTTATGTGTGGTGTTGTTTTAGGTAAAACAGACCGTGAAGAAAAACAAAAAGAAAAAGCAAGAAACGCTAAATTAGATGCAATTATTAGTAAGTTAGGTATAACTGATAAAGATATATAGTAATACTCAAATATAGAATTTTAAGGTGACAATAGCGGATTATAGAGTAAGTTGTGGCATTGGTATAAAAGTTTTACTGTTTCTTATCCGCATTGTAACATGGCGAAGGATATGGGGAGATGTTTTACCGATTGAATAGTTGGTCAATAGTGATGATTGTTGCCATGATAACTGTAGCGGTAACTAACAGTTCCATGTTGGTAACAATCAAGTAGGCGGTAGAAATAGCTATCAATACTTTCATTGGCTAATAGACCTCCGGCTAATATTCAAGAACAAGGTCAGCCAGTGAACAAGCCCCATATCCTCGCCTACCTTAGTACGGAGTTAAAAGATGAATGATATACCGATAGAATTATTTATAGCTACAGTGATAATAGGGTTATGTGCTTATTATTTTGTATATAAGTGGTATAAGACCAACAAACAACTTAAACAATGCCAAAAAGAATTAACGATGTTAAAATCTCAAAATGGTTTATCGTCAAATAGTTTCACCAAGCCCCATATTTCACCTAGTGATAAGACTACCACTAAAGTTGTTCCTAAGGGTGTTGGGAAAGACGTATAAATATAATAATCAAAGCTGATAGATAGAATAATATAAACGAAACAGATAAAAGTCATCGCACCTAATTATAGTACTAAAGCGTGCTGTTAAGGGATAATTACCTTTCATAAAGGGGGTTGCGGAAGTAAAAATGCAAACTAAGAAGTCTTTAATAATAATCTGTATTGTATTATTAGTAGTAATTACTGTTATAACCTCTCTATTTACGACTGGAACTATTAGTTTACAAGTCGGGCAGTTAGAAAACAAAATATCAGCGCATGAAGCAGTTTTAGTAAACGATATTACTAATGTAAAAGAATCAGACTTTCCTTTCTATGTATCTATCATGTATAGTACTACGAGCCAATCTTATACGCACCAGACTATACCAATAAAAATATCTAAAAATGGGGAGTTTGCGATAAAACTTATTGGATTAACACCAGATACTACATACTATTATTATGTTAGAGTCATAAGGTCAGATTTTATTGTATTCGGTAATGAGGAAAAAAGTTTTACTACGGCAAAGGAATAATTAAAAACTAACTTAATTTAAGAGTTGCAAAATAAATATTACTAATTTACTTGACAAAACAGTATCTTGACTTTATAATATACAGAAATGTACTTTATCTTGAAAAGTTATCGGGGGTCTGTTAATATTTGAAAGCAAGACGTTCAGCCAAACAAAAAGCGGCTACCAAGAAAATGATTGCTGCCGCAAAACGTGCAAATCTCAAAGGTGGGAAAAATAAGCACGGTAAGGGCTAAATACCCTTAAAAGCACTTTAACAATTGCATATTCCTTTTTTGTAAATCTGCTTACATTCAAGCAATATAGCAGAAATAATGGTCGGAGGTCTTTGAATGAATGCAGATGATTTTGGGTTGGCAAAACAGCCCCTTCATTCAGTGATGGATGAAGCAAACCCATCTAAACGGGGGAAACCTGAAATGGCAATCCCGTACTAAGCAGAAAGAGAACCAATCTTTCGGGCATGTGTAACGACTTTACGGTGGGTATCTGTTTACAAGATAGATAAAGAGAAAGTCTGCTCTGCAACAAATTAACATCCCTTAATCTTCAGACTAAGTTGCAGTTAACACAAAGGTTAATTTTCGCAGCCATCTTCGTATATGTGGGCGTGAACCTGGAGCCTGGTCTTAACCAGACCGTAGCTACTATCACGACTCCGACATATTCCAGTGGCGTTGCCGGACTCAACGGGGTAATCATGATTGTCTTTGCAGCCATAAGATATAAAATTGTGGCTTTGGGGAGTAATCTCCATTGTAAAACGCATCAAATTCGGGGAAGCCTAAACTCTTTTAAGAGCATGGTAATCGCCGAGCTAAGCAGGAAAGCTAATGCTTTCTGGGCATGTGGAGAGACTAGATGGTGCGCTTCCAATTTAAATTGGAAGATGGTATAGTCCGAACCTCATCTAAAGGTGAGTTGACATAACGGATAATCTTCGGAGTTGTCAAGCAAATGTCCGCCGCCGCCTAACAGAATACTTTCGCCTCAATAGAATTGGGGAGATACTTTAGAATTATTTTTGATATCTCCCCTTTTCTTGTGCCAAAATCTATTGACAAATAGACATAAGTATGATATATTATATATGGAGGGAAGATAAATGAAAGTAATGTTGATAAGAATAGATGAGAAAGACAAACAGTTATTGGAAATAGAGGCAAAAAAACTAGGTTTACCACTTACGGCTTATTGTCGCATGATATTATTAAAGAATTTACAGAAAGAGGATAAATAAATGAAAACAATTCAACTAACAGATAATCAATATAAAGATTTACTTTGGTTTAAGAATTTCATGACTACTAAATTACGTGTTATAACAAATCAAGAAGTGATAAAAGTAATAGATGATTATCATTTGAATAAAGGAAAAACAGAGGGTGAATTTAAAAGAATACCTAAAGGCACAGATAGTAAAATGGATTACGAGCCAGAATATACATTTGGTCATTGTATACATGATATTATTGAATCCGTAATGATAGAGCAGCAAACTGGGGAAGTAAATTATATTACTTAAAAGATATTAAATGGTGATAAGAAACGAATACGCTATCAATAAACAAAGGGAATCATTAAAGTTATTTTACCAAACAACTAAAGGTATTGCGTTTAAAAAACGATTAAGCGAACTTGCATCTAAAAATAAACCACATTTAGGGCATAATCATTCACCTGAAACTATAGAAAAAATGCGTATCGCTAAATTAGGTAAAAAGATGTCGTTAGAAACTAGACAAAAAATGAGTGAAGCACAAATGGGAGAAAAACACCACATGTTTGGTAAACATTGTAGTCAAGAGGTTAAAAATAGAGTTAGTGATGGTTTAAGACGTTTATACCAAACTGCTAAAGGTAAAAAGATAAGGGAAATAGTTGATAATGCTAATAAAGGCAATCATCATCATTTAGGTCATAAACATTCTGAAGAAGCATTAGAAAAAATGCGTAAGATAAAAACAGGTAAGGTGTTATCTGAAGAAACAAAAAATAAAATGCGTGAGTCACAAAAAGTTGTTTGGTCTAAGAGTATAGAATACAAAAACGAAAGAGTCGGTAATATAGTAAAAGGAAATAAAAATACTAAATACCCTAATAAAAAAGAAACCATAATATTAAATATGTTGCAGGAATTACAACCCGACACTCGGTATTTTATAGGTGGTGGAGATGGATTAAAAGTCGGTGGTAAAATACCAGATATTTATAATGGTAAAGATAAACTTATAGAGCATTATGGTTATCACTGGCATCACAATCATAATCCGCAAGACCGCATTGACTTATTCGCTAAATATGGTTTTAAAACTTTAATTATTCAAGAGATGGATTTGATTAAACATCCAGATAAAGTAAGGGAACAATTGATAGCGTTTATAAATAGTTAAAAAATAAGAGAAATAAACTTGTATTTTGGGGGAAAGCAATTTATAAAATACTAAAGGAAAGGGATATGACAAGAAAAATTCAAAGATTACTAGATAAAATAGCCAAGAGAGTTAAAGAGAATGAAAATAAACATGTCTGTGGTTCTCAAGGTTATGGATACGGATTAAATGATAGTTGCCCTGCATGTGAAAAACAAAATAAATATCATAAGATAATAAGGGTTGATGAAGATGTTAAAATGCCATCGTTATATGGTAGACATGGTATTAAAGAGAAACCAACGATAAGATAGATATAACGTCAAAATAAATATCTAAAACCCATTGACTTTTACCATTACATAGCATTATAATATAAGTAATTGAGGCGAACTATCGTACCGAAATGGTGCGTGTTCGCCTTTTTTATTAGTTAAAAATAGCAGGGAAAGATAAATGAATTGTCCGAAATGTGGTCATAAAGCTATAAAGAATGGTACTCGCCAGATACGACGTAAGGGAGTTAATGGTAAGAGGCAAAGTTATTTATGCACTTCTCCTAAATGCTGGTATCAGTGGGAAACAAGATAAGCAAGTTACCCATTATATATAGGGGGATAAAAAAATGGGTAGAACTAGTCAGGCAGTATTATAAATCTTCGCTCGGAATATAGCCGTTAGTTGACAAATATAGCCAGAGTGTCTAAGGTTAAAGAACATGAAAATGATACGCACAGTCAAGATAAATAGCCCGGTAAATAAGGGTAAACTTCAAGGGATACGCGAGTTTCTTGTAGAGTACCAAAACTGTGTTAATTACTTCATTGCGAGACTGTGGAGCGAACAACGTTTTCGCGGCTCATATCTGGATAAACCCTATATAGCTTCGGCGCGGAAACGATTTAATCTCACCGCCCGTTTAATCCAGTGCGCGGGGAAACAAGCGTTTGAAGTTGTTAAGTCACAGCGTAAAAAAGATACCAAACAATTTCCAAGATTCAAGACACTATCGGCTACACTGGATAGCCGTTTTTGGTCAATTACTGATAACGAAAACACCTTTAATTGGTTAAAACTACAGTCAGGTTTTACTTACTTAATCCCGTTTACCAAGTCTAAACTTTGGGATAAGTGGCTTGAAAAAGGATTTATACTCTCCAAATCTATGCGAGTTAGTATCAGAAAAGATAAACTAGAGCTAGAGTTTTTCTTTGAGCATGAATCACCGGAACTTAAACCCATTGGAAACACCGAGGGATTAGATTTAGGGTACGTTAATCTAGCAACATGTTCTGATGGGCAGATGGTCGGCATGAGATTAAATCAGTTTATCCGTACATTCCCCAAACGCAAAAAACATACACATAAGACTATAACAAACAAGGTTTATCAAGAGCTAAAATCCCTTGATTTAAGCAAGATTAACACACTTGTTTTAGAGAACCTTAAACGAGTAAAGCATAATACACGTGAGACGTTCTCACGAACACATAACAGGCGTTTATCTCATTGGCTATATGCCAAGGTGATTAGATGGTTGGAACAACGCTGTGAGGAACAGGGAATCCGCATAGAATACAAATCTCCCTGGAAAACTTCACAGAATTGTTCAGTCTGCCACAAATGGGATAAACGAAATCGTAACGGTGAAAGGTTTAAATGTGTAAACTGTGGGCATGAGGAACATGCGGACGTAATCGGCTCACAAAACCTCAAGTCGTTAGGATTGGCGGGAGTCTATAGTCTCCGTTTATTACCAACTCTTAATGGTGGGTGTCTATGAATGTCTACCATAAAGAGAACTATGAATGTAAATAAAGCTCATAAATTAGCAAGGTCTAAAGAACCTAGTTGGTTAAGGAGAAAAAGTTTATCGCAGATGTGGCGAGACTTAAAATGATATGGCTAAAAAGAAAAAGAAGGATGGGTTTCATAATTTGTTTGGTTTATTAAGTGAAAAGGATAAGAAATCACTTAAAAGAATAGCAGTAACAGGATTAACGAAAGGTAGGTGAGATAAAGTGAAAGACAAGAATCCTTGGGCAAATGTATCAAAAAAAGAACTGAAAGGCATGAAAAAGATTGCCATGACTGGTATGACTGGTGGTAAAGTCAAAAAACTCAAGTTGCCGAAGTAAAGTAATAAAGAATAAAATAATTAAGGGAGAAAGATAAAGTATGGCGAACAAAAAGATAACTTTTGGCGTAAGTTCAAGTGAAGTGAAACGAATGAGTAGAGATGTAAAAAGGGGTCTTACACAGTATAAGGGTAAGGATAAATTTGCCTTTAAATCTGTGGCAAATAGAAAACAGTGGTTTCCTAAAAATGGAAACAGCGGGTTGTAATATGGAGTGAAAAAATGGATTGGTTAAAACTTGATAAAGAAGCTGGACGTAAATTAAAAAAGTTGGAAAGCAAAGAAGGCAAAGTTGCGAAACGCCGACTTAAAGAGTTTACGTCCATAAGCCCTGCAAAGAAAAAGACCAAGTGGTATTACTAAGATGGGTAAGAATTGTTCATACTCATTTAGTGAATACCAAAAAGGTGTTAAAAAACGGCAAAAGTCAATACGAGATTTTGACCGCCGTGAAAAAATTGGTATGAAAAAACTAAAGAGGCTTTGGAGATAATGGGTAAAAAAGAACGTAAGAAATGTGGTGGTAATCGGCATAATGTAAAAAGGGAAAGACGGCACGAAAGAGCCTTGAAAGAAAAACGCCACGAATAAAGAGGTGAAAGTTTATGGGTTTTATGGACAGAAAATATTCAAAAGCTGAAAAACAACAACTTAAAAGTGCTAAACAATCGCTCAAGAGACAGAAGCAACGGGAAAAACGCCATGAAAGTTTAGAAAAACTCCACGCCAAAACAGAAATGTATAAGGCAAAAGGTTCATTTTATAAAGCCAAGCATGGGGCAAAACCACGCCCACTCTTTGATATTTCTATAGGGAAGAAGAAACAAGGTGGTAAAATCAAGCGTAGAAAAATTGGTTTATTATAAAGTAGGTGATATAATATGACTTACGCTTTACCAAGAAAAAAGAAATTTCCACTTAGGAATAAACAACAGGCTATATCGGCGGTAGCTTATGCCAAAAAGGGAGCAAAAGAAAGGACAATAACTCCCCAAGAACGTGATATCGTTTTAAGAAAAGTCCATGCTAAATATCCAAGTATTAACATAACTCCTATTAGAGGGAAAAAGTAGAGGATTATTATGGCCTTACCAGTTAATTTATTCGGTATTCCGATTAAACCTCCGCCTCCTACACCGCCTACACCGCCTACTACGCCTACGCCTGCACCTACTTATAGTCCAACACAGGTAGCTCAAAACATACAGCAGAAAGTACAACAAGCAGAAGCTACAGGTAAGACTTATGCGGAAGTAGCTAATGTTTCTCCTACACCGCCTACACCGCCCACTACGCCTACGCCTGCACCTACTTATAGTCCAACACAGGTAGCTCAAAACATACAGCAGAAAGTACAACAAGCAGAAGCTACAGGTAAGACTTATGCGGAAGTAGCTAATGTTTCTCCTACACCGCCTACACCGCCTACTACGCCTACGCCTGCACCTACTTATAGTCCAACACAGGTAGCTCAAAACATACAGCAGAAAGTACAACAAGTGGAAGTAGCTAATGTTAAGGTTGTTGAACCAAGTAATATTATATATGTTTTAAAAACAACCAATCCTGATAAATTTACAGTTCGTGTAGATAATGGGGATAATACCTACAAGCAAGTACAAATGAGCCGTCAAGAAATAATTGATGCTGGCGGGGAAATACCTGTTGTTGGCGAAGCGTGGAAAGAGATTAATAATCCGTTATCTAATAAAATGTTTTCTACCCCCAATGCTATTACAGAAACAGATATTAATAACGCTTATAAAGAACTTGGGTTAGAAATACCTGATTTTATATCAGCACCTCGCAATAAAAAGAACATGATTCTTGATGGTGATAATGCTGGTATGTTGGATGGTTTCTTTGATGAAGATGGTATAGCCTTGTATGAACATCCTGGGCAGTTTAGTAATGTAGAATCTGCTATAAAATATGAAAATACAATAAAAGACCCGATTGCTAAAGAAGCATGGGAAAATGCTTTTGTAGCTTATTGGGGTAAACTTCCTAGTGAAATAGTGTATACATTACCAAATGATAAGGAAAAAGCTATATCAGCTTTGGGTTATAAAAGTGTAGATGACCCTGAATTAGTTGCGTTATTAGAACGTTATAAGAGCAATCCAGAAGCCGAAGAATTTAAAACAGAAGCTAACGGTGGTACAATGTCTATTGCTAAAAAAACATTGTTATCATTCTTGGCTGATGTTCCTTACGATGCCGTCAAAGATTACCAGAGTAGTATTATTAGAGTTGGAACAGATATAACTTCAGGGACATTCTCACAAATGGTAGCCAGTGAATATGCCCGTAAGCATAATATGTCATTTGCTGATGTTTCTCAAATGATTCGTGATGCGGTTAATGGTAAAGAAAACGCTAACGTAAATAAATTGAGTGCTTCGGAAAAAGAAGCATTTAATAATTTAGTTACTCGTTGGAGTGCAGGTGCAGATTATATTACAAAGACTGAAGCAGATAATATAAAAGAATTAGACCCTGAAGGGTATGATTTATTACTCAAAAAAGGTTTAGATGCTTATCAATTAAGACAAGAAACGATTGCTAGTAGTTTTGAACCTTATGTACTCGCAACAGGCGCAGATGGTTCAAAACAATATGGTTTGATGAAGATGGTAGATGCTTATAACAAGAATGAGTTATCAAAAAAACAGATTGAGTTAATTTTAGGTAAAGATGCATTAGATAAAATATTAAAGATATCCGATGAAGTTAATAGCATTAAAAAAGATTTTGAATCACAAATAGTGGATACTCTGCCCCCAAATTTACAGGAGGATTATAGGAAAGGATTATCTAAGAATAATTTAGATGAGTTCCAAGAGAATTATCTTAGTTATATAACCAGCCAACAAGAAAGATACCAGAAATATCAAGATGCTGTTGATACTTTAACCGAATTAGGTTATAAGAAAATAATACCATCTTATAGTCCAACACAGGTAGCTCAAAACATACAGCAGAAAGTACAACAAGCAGAAGCTACAGGTAAGACTTATGCGGAAGTAGCTAATGTTTCTCCTACACCGCCTACACCGCATAATTTAGGTAATGCGCCTATATCAACTCAAGAACAAGCAACTCAATTTGTTGAAGGCGGTGTCGTTTACTATGATATCCCCTCTTATCTAAGAGATACCAAGACTAAAGATTATAAAGTTAATCCTGTATCTGTATTGGTTTTAGAAAATCTTTTTGGCGGGGATAAAGAAGCGGCAAAACCAATCATAGATTCAGCACAAAAGCAACTTGATTATTTATCAACTACTATAAACCATCTGCAAAATGATAAGTTAGATAATGCGCAAGTTGAAGCTCTAAGAAAAGCATTAATAGGAGTTGTAGGGCAACCTTTTAATGCAGATGAAGCATGGTTCTTAAATGCAGATGATTTAATGAAATTAAGGGCAGAAGCACCGGAATTACAAAGAGAATTAGATGATGCATTGGTTAAAACAAATGCAGAGCAATCATTAAAAGAGTTTTTAGGTAAATTATCGCAGGGTGATTTAGAAAAAGTTGCCGATATTTGGAGTTATGATGTAGAAAGATATAGCCCGTTTGCTCAAACAGTAACGGCTTATAATGAAGCAATAAATAAAACACCATTAGCTAAATGGGCAAAAATGCCAGTATACTTTACTCCAGTTGGTATGGGATTAGCTGCTACGGAATCTGTTGCCGGATTAGTTTCTCCATATACAATTTCTGATGAAGCTATAGTAAGACAAATTGATGATAACTATACTTATCTTAATTCAACGGATAAATTAGATGCTGAAGTAAATGATATTTTAGCAAAAGCGTTAAAAGATAACGATATTAAAGTTGATGAAGAAAATGCTTTACAAACCTACAAAAGCCTTGATGATTCTCAAAAAACAAAGGTTATAAAAGAATATACTCGTAATATGTTGGGATTAGACCCATCTGTTATGGATAAAATAATGACAGGTGCTATGGTTATAGCAGCAGCCATTGGTTTTAAAGGTCAAGTTTTAAACCCAATAGTTAGTAATATAATAAGTAAATACGGAATAAAAGCACCGGAATTTCTTAAGTCACTTAATAAACTCAGTGATTTGGGTTCAAGGGTACTCCATGTTCCGATTACAGGTTTATTCATAGCTGGCAGTGTTCCTACTATTACTAATCCAAAAGTAGCATTAGATGATAAGGTAATGGCTATTGTTTTTGATTTTATGATGTTGAGGGGATTAGGTGGTGGATTGATTGGGGCGACTAAAGTAGGGTTTAAAAGACCAACAACAGAAATTTCACCTAAAATACCAAGTATAGAAATGGCAGTTGACAAGGTAACAAGTAAAGTGGCAAGTCCTGAAGTATTAATAGATATAAGTTTAAGTGCTAGACGTTCTGCTAATCTACACGATATAAGTTATAATTTTGGTGAAGCAGTAGCTTATATGAAAAATATTCCAACTGCTACTGTCAAAGCATTATCATTGGCTATTTTAAATACTACAGAGACAATGAGTAGAGCAGGGCAGGTATTAAGACTTAATATGGCTAATATGACAGATGCCGTATTACGTAGTGTTTCCCAAACAATGTTGGAAGCATCTGAATCTTTAAATGCTTTATATACTGCTGTTAGAAATGGGACTATAACAGATGCTATGGCAAGAGAAATTTCCGGTAAATTATTACAAGCCAATGAATCTATAAATGATGTAATTAATTCTGTTAAAACTGGCATATCAGAAACTTATGATGCTACTTTAAAGGGATTATCAAAGTCATTATTAGATACATCGGAAAATATAAACAGTATCATAAAATCCATCAAGGAAACTGGTGGGAAATTAACCGATGAAGCATTAAGTAATATTTCTAAAGGGTTATTAGACGCTGAAGAATGGATTGGTAAAACATCAGAATTACTTAAAACAAAATATAGTGAATTAACCGATGAAGCAATTCGTAATTTATCGGAAGATTTACTTAATATCTCTGACAAGATAACGAGTGTAAAAGATTATATTGCCAAAGGTGAACTTACCGATGCTATGTTGCGTGGTTTATCCGAGCAATTATTAAAAGTATCGGATTCAAGTAATAGTGCATGGGAAGTAATTAAAACAAAGGTATCTGATGTAACAGATGCAACATTGCGTGGTGTTTCTGAAAAAATGCTGGAAACATCTGAATCGGTAGAAAATGCTATAAAGAGCGTTAAAGATACTGCTGGTAAATTTACGGATAATACTATTAAGGATTTATCTAAAGCATTACTTGATATCAGTGAGCTTGTAAATAAAACAATAGAAAATGTAAATACCAAGTATAATCAAGTATCAGATGCAATATTAAAAGATGTCTCCTTACGTTTATTGGAAATATCTAATAAATTAAATGAAATTTATCAATCAGTGATAGATGGTACTATTACGGATGCTATGTTGCGTGGTTTATCCGAGCAATTAATGAGCGTATCGGATTTTACAAATGGGGCTTTAAATACTTTAAAAACAAAATATGAAGCGATAACTGATAAATTATTACGTGATACATCAAAGCAATTACTTGAAGTATCTGATAATTTCAATAAGGTTATTACGGCGTTAAAGAAAGCACCATCGGATGCCAGAGATGGAATCTTACGCCAGATATCAGAACAGTCTTTAAAAGCTAATGAAGCGTTAACTAATACTGTAAATCATATAAAAAATGCGGTAGGTAATGCTAACGATGCTGTAATATTGAAGTTATCTCAAGGATTATTGGATGCTTCAGAATCACTAACCAAGATGTATGATTATATTGCCAAAGGTGAACTTACAGATGATATATTAAGGAATACATCAAAGCAACTAATGAAAGTCAGCGATACCATCAATCAGTCTAGAGAAGTAGTCAAGGCATTAGCTCAAGGTGTTTGGGAATATACTACAGAGATATTACCAGAAAATATAAAGGCTGGCATACGAAGTCCTTATTATAAGGCTATAGATACTTTATCATCTGATATATCTGAAATATCCAGTGGATTTAAAGATGCTATGTCTGGTAAGCCTAAAGCAGACCATTGGGTAAGATTTGCACAAGAACGTAATAGGGCATTAGAAGATAATATGGAAGCGGTAGCAGGGGTTACTACTCAACAAGCTAAAAAAGATTTAGAAGAAACACCTGAATATGATATAGATGAATCACGCTGGCAACTAACTGGTATTATACCTAAGACATATAGAGCGATAGAAGCACGTATCAGTCCGAGAACATCTGCCGGACATGTTTATGCTTTAACGGCAGATGTAGGACGTGAAAATATTCCTAAAGGAATGTCTCAACTTACTGCTAGACAGTTAACGCAGGATGTTGAACAAGCACAACTTACTTCCAAAATACCTGCAAATAGAGTTCGTGCGTTAGAAGGTACAGGATTACAAGAAGATGGAACTATTGAGGTTAATAAATTGCCTAATGGCACAATAGATGTTGTATTCAAAACTCGTGATGGTGATGTTTGGGGAAGGGTTTCAGGTATGCAAAGAGTGCTAGGAGATGTGCTTTACAATGGTACAGCTAATGGCAATGTGATATTGGCGCAGATACTTAAAAATGGAATAGAGAAAACTTATAAAACAGCAACACCACAAGAAAAGGTATTATTAGATAATTTAATGAAAAATGGTGCAGATGAAATAGCATTTAGTTATGACCCCAATGCTTATGATAGTGTGCTTAAAAAATTTATTAACAATCCTGAATATAAGGATATTCTTAAAAAAGTAAATGATAATGCTTATCATGAAGTAAGAGATTATTATGTTAATACAGCAGGGGAGAAAGTTCCAGTATCACGAGCATTTGAATGGGAAAGCCAGCAAATAGCTCAAGCGTTTACTGCCAGAGGGCATGGAGACCCAGTAGTTGCACCGATGGTATTTGCTACTAGAACAACACCTAAAGATTTTCTAGAAACCATGCCGGATAAACCATTGGATAATCGTGCTAATGCCATGAGAAAAGCATTTGAGGAAATGAATAAAAGTGGTTTATTAGATAAAGATAAAATATATAACATATTTAAAGTTTATCAAGGGCAAGTAGAATATGAACTTGTTAAACCATTAGGATTTGAAACATCTGTAGCCAAGCCAACATCTTATGCTGGTGGAGAAAATGCTTTATTCCCTAGTACATTTGTAACGAGTATGTTTGATTATCATGGACTTGGGCATCAAATAAGAACTGGTGATAAGATACCTATTATATGGATGACGACTAAAAATGCCAAAGAATCAGGGTTGGGTGTCCCGACCAGAGGGGAAATATATCTTGGTAAGATATTAGGTGATTTAACTTTAGCCAGACAGAGATTGCCTTGGAATTGGAGATTTAGGGAAGAAGATAAATATTCTGAAGATGATGTAACTGTTAATAATCCTTTAATGTCTGGAATAAAACAGATTACATTAAAAGCTCGCCCTGAAGATGCTGAAGCAGGGCGTGTTAGTGCAATCATAAGAGATAATAATGGTAGAGTATTACTTGTAAAGACTAAGGGTGGAAGTACTTATGATTTGCCTGGTGGTGGAGTTAATAAACGTGGTATCGGTGGAATAATAAAAGAACATCCTGATAATGCTATGAAAGCAGAAATATGGGAAGAACTTGGTTTAAATACTGATAAGTTAAATTATATAGGCACGATAGAAAGTAGATTTACTAATAAAAGTCCAAAAGAAAACTTTCGTATCTATGAAGCTGATGTTTCAGGTAAAATAAAAGATGCTGGTGTTGAAGTAGCAGATTATATTTGGTGGGATGGGAAAAAGGATGTTAAATTATCAGAATTTACCAAAGAAGCGTTACAAAGGGCAAGTGAACGTGCTACTGAAATAGATGAATTAGTAGCTAAAGATGTTTATACTAATATAGCTGATACATTGATGAAAAAATATGGTAAGTCTAAAGCACCTGATTGGGATAGTATTTACGAAAAAATTAGAAATAAGAATCATATAGTATTTGATTTAGATAAGACTTTGGTTGACAGTAACGGTAAATTATTGAAGGGGGCAAAAGAGTTTGTAGATAGACTTAAAAAAGAAGGCAAGCAAGTATCACTATGGACACATTCTACAAGTGAAAGAGCAAATCGTATATTAGATAGAGCAGGATTATCTAACTATTTTGATAATGTTGTTACTCGTGAGCAATATGAACCTACGGGTAAAAACCCCAATGCTTTTAAAGATATTAATAAAATAAAAGGTGATGTGCTTGTTGATGATAGATTTGAAGGGTTTATAAAAGAAGCCGATATAGTTAATGAAATAAAACAAAAAGTTGATAGTGGTGAAACACAAAAAGAAATAAACAATAATGAAAAACGCATAAATGAAATTCTTGAAGAACTGAATAAAACAACAGAACAAAAAAGAAAACAACAGTTAATGGAAGAACTTGACCAACTTAACATAGATAATATTATAACTAAAAAAGAAGCTGATATAGCCAAAGACATAGATAATATAAAACAGGAAGCAAAGGAAAAAGGTATCAATGAAGATGAATTAATACGTGATAAACTAATGGATAGAGTAATAGAGGATATTGACCCCTATAGGGATGCTCGCAGAGAATTACGCTATCGCAGAGAAAAATATCCAGAGCAAGAACTAATATTAGCAGAAAGAGATAGATTACCTATAGAGACTGATGAATCAAGGAAGTTGCTTGATTATGGCTTAGAAGATTATACAAAAAGTTCTGATGAAGATATGGAATCATTCGCCAAGTCTTTTGATGAAAGAGAACTTGGATTAAAAGAAAAAAGAGAAGAACCTGTTTTAAAAATAACCAAAGAAGAAGAACCAGTTACCACAGAGCCAGAGGAAGAAATAACACCAACAGAATTAGAAGAGGAAAAAATACCTCCACAAAAACCTGAAGAAGAAATTATACCACCGCCACCAGAGAAAGAAATTATACCACCGCCACCAGAGAAAGAAATTATACCACCGCCACCATTCAAAGGTTTTATTAAGGCGAGAGATAGTAGTGGTAAGGAAGTTGACCTTGAAATAAAACCTGGAAGTGTTGTTTGGATACAAGGTCGTCCAAAAGCTAAAGGTAGTGGTAATGCACCAATGTATAAAATTTCATTACCACCTTACACCGATGAAACCTTGTATACATCAAGGGAAAATCCCCCTGGCTATAAAGATATGGGATGGGAAGGTAAAGGAAGTGCTAGAGCATCTATTCAATGTTTTCCTAAAGGAACAAAGATACTTATTAGGCAAAAGAGACTAAATAATAATCAATATAACAGAAAAAGTAGTTACTCTTATGTTCCTAGTGATATGGCTATAGATAAAATAAAAATTGGTGATTATGCATTATCTTATAATGAAAAAACTGGTGAAAAGGAATTTAAAGAAATTAAGAATATTTTTAAAAGACAAACTGACAAATTTGTAAAGATATATCTTTTTAATGGTAATGAAATAATTTGTACACCTGAACATCCAATAGCAATTAATGTAAAAGGAAAGATAGAATGGATAGAAGCCAAAGAATTGCAAAATGGTTATGAGATATTACAATATCAATACTCAGGTTTATATATGAGATTAAGTCAGATACCTAATAAGGGTAAAACATTAGAGGAAATATATGGTGAAGAAAAAGGAAAGGAAATAAAAAGGAAAATATCGGAACATCACTCTAGGCACAATCTAGGACGTATCTTCAGTGAAGAACATAGAAGGCGGATTGGTGAAAAATCTCGTGGTAGACAATTTACCCTTGAATCACGTGCAAAAATGAGTCATAGCAATAAAATAAGATGGGATAAAGATAATGGTAAGGAAAGAAAAGAAAGAAGCGAGATTTTTAAAGCTAAGTGGAGGGACTTAAAATATTCTCAAGCAACATTACTTAAAATGGGTGTAAAGTTTAATAAACATGAACAGTTACTTTCATTAATACTAGACCATATATGCCCTAAAGAATTTAAATATAATGGCGATGGTAACTTAGGATTATCGTTTGATGGAATACATCCAGATTTTGTAAATGTGAATGGTAAGAAAAAAGTTATAGAAGTATTTGCCGAACATTGGAAAGTAGTAAAATATGGAAGTGTAGAAAATTATATAAAATTAAGGAGTGAAAGATTTAAAAATATAGGTTATCAGTCGTTATTTATAAAAAATAAAGAATTTAATGATTTAGAAACATTGCAACATAAAATTATGAATTTTGTCTATAATCCTAAAACAGAATTAGTAAAAGTAGTAAAGATAGAAACTATATATAAAGAATTACAAGATGTTTATAATTTAGAGGTACAAGATAATAATAATTATTTTGTATATGGGATATTAGTACATAATTGTGTTGGCGGGAATCCGCCTACTGATATAGAGAATCTTGACTTGGGGTTCGTGAAGATAAATATCCGATTCGCAAGTGGTGAACCTCTGATAGAGTTTGTCCAAGATGAAGATGCCAATGCTGGACAAAAATCTCAAACAATCGGCATGGGTAGAGGTCAAATACCTGTAGAAGATTGGCAGGAAGCAAAAGATAGAGGGGTAAAATATAAGGATTTTATTAAGCAGTATCGTAGTGGAACAAAATCAGCCCCACAATCTTTAATAGAAGAAATAGGAATAGCTGAAGAAAAACCTAGAGATAAAATGCAAGAACTTGCTAGACTTATTATTCAAGCGAGTGATGAAGAAAAACAGGCACAAGAAGAAGAAAGCCAAAGATTTTTAGAAGAAGCCAAAAAACCAGCTAAAAATTGGTGGGATGAACCTATGTATGAAAATATTGGTCAAACAAGTAATGCGAGATATTATAGGGGAAGAAGGATACCATCAGCTAATATAGAGGTAGATATTTAGTGAAAGAAATTACAAATAAAATATTAAGAGTGATAATCTCTACGTTTTTAGCGTTGGGGTTTGTTTTTATGTCACATACTCCCGTATTGGCAATATCAAATCCTGATACTATAGCGTTTGGTAGTAGTACCACATATTATAAGATATTTTATAATGTACTAGAAAATGATGATTGGCTTATTGTGGCAGAAGGATATGTGTATTATGCCGTTCCACCAACTGATTATTCGGCAAGTGAGGCTTTTACTTTTGAACTTCTTTCTGCTGATGGACTAACAACTTATGCTGCAACTCCATTACAATCTTACGGTGATAGACCTATAGGAATTTATCTTTCGGCTAACCAAACTGCTACATTAGGATTAACAATAGGTAGTGGCTATAAAGTGCGTATTATGGGCAACCCGCTTATATTTGCTTCACCGACAGGCAGTAGTGTTGATGCCACTTTAGGTTCTTCTAGTTATATAGACCAATTGTTAGGTGATGATGGAGGTATTCCTACAAGTAATCCTTTAAGAAATGGGATGATAACTGTAGCGCAGAATATGGAAGCAAATGATATTCCTATTGATTCCTATCTTGTTACAGTACAAGGTTATCAGTATTTATCGGTTGGCGGGGCTGATTTATTCTTAGAAGGGATACCTAGTTTGTCATTGATGTGTCCGATATTATTTTCTACTGGTATAGATGTTATAGAATCTGATGCTTCTGAATATACTGGTGCTTATGAACAAACTCTTAATCCATTACAAAAATGGGGTACTACGGTATCAAATGGATTAACTGCATTAGGCTCTTTTATGGGGATAAATCAAGCATTGGCTGGTAGTGTTGTATTATTCGTTATAGTTATTATGTTTGCTGTTTTTATTTATTCCAAAACAGAGAGTGGTATTACGGTATTGCTAATGGTTTCTGCAACGCCATTTTTAGGTGCATATTTAGGATTGATGCCGATGGCATTAGCTTTTATATTTGTTATTATTATAGTAACATTATTGGGGTACTTCTTTTTCTCCAGAGGTGCTTTATGAGTTTATTTAATAGATTCAAAAAGGCTTTTATAATAGCATTTATATTAACGATTTGTACTGCTGGCGTAGTATATGCTGCTTGGGAATATAAATATCCAACAATAATTACAGATAATTCATCTGTAACGAGAACTTATGTTCCTGTAGTATTGGGATGGAAAGGGCAAACATTTGTAGATGCTGGCAAGATAAATTCATCTGCTAATAATACTAATATGCAAATAGGCGGAACATCACTTAAATATATGATAGCTACGGATAATGTCGCTTGTGTGATTCCAAGTTTAGGGGGTAATGGACAGCAGACTGTTGATTTTTATACAGGATATTCACCTATACAAACATCATTTCCAATAGTTCTTGGTAATGATGGTTATGTTTCTATAAAAGATAATGTTGGAATAGAGTTAGGTTTAAATAGTACAAGCATCTTTAATGGTTATTTGGATACTACGGCTGCGGCATCCCGCTACGATGTGAAGAAACTTGGGGCATTTATAGCCGGAATAAGCACGACTACAGCAGGCACGGTTGAGGCATCGGTTTATAATGTTTGGCCTATTATTGCCGCATCTGGCACTAGTTCATCAGCTTCCGGCACTTCACATGCTGTTTCCGTAGGCTCGCCGACCGTGGGGGAACTCTCGGTAATATTTGCTAATTATTACAGTTTGGTCAATTCACCGACTATCACTTGGGCAAGCGACTATATTGAAATATTCCAAAAAACATCAAATGACGGTGCTGGTCATTATCAAACATCCGGCGCCGCTTACAAAGTAGCAACAGGTTCAGAAGGCGCAAGTGTGACTGTGACTACGAGTGTTGCGTCTACAGGTACTTATGGCTATTATCGCATTACAGCAGGTACTTATTCTACGTATATCACATCCGGCACGGCGGCAACTGGAAATTCAGTTAATCCTAACCCTCCGTCTTGCACATCAACCTATGTCAATGCTAATTGTCTCTATATCGCTGTTTCTGCCAGTACCTACAACGGAGTAACAACCCACTCCGTGTTGAGCTATCCTACAAATTATACTATCGGACAGATTACAGGACAGGTAGCCGGAAGTGGTGCCATAGGTATAGCTTCGTATTATCTGAATACCTCCAGTGCTGACCCTGGAACATTTGCACTTAGTGGGTCTAACCCTTGGATAGCTCAGACCATCTGTATCTACCCCGGCAAAGCAACTGCCAGCGCAACGGGCATTACGAGTGGCGAGATGAAACGGACGTATACCATATCACCAGCTACAACCGATGTCTCGGAAACTTTTGAGTGGGGGGCTGATGGAAACTCACTGGCGACTTCTGGCGGGTCTGTGACATGGACAGTGTCGGTAGCGGGTACGAGTAAGGCAGAGATTGATACGGCACAATATTATAGTGGGTCACGTTCTGCAAGATTTTATAGAGACGGCTCTAATAACCCAACGGCATATTTTTCTCAGTTTGTTTTGAGCTCATCACAATATGTGAGTTTTTATATTCGTAAGGACACAAATTCATACTATCAAATCGCACATGGGAATGGTTCTTATAGAGCAGTTGTCAGAATCACAGACGGCGAGGTAGTCTGTTACAGTGCTAGTGCAGTTAGCACAGGAATTTTGATAGCAGCCGATACTTGGTACAAGTTGGCTTTATCCAACTTTAATTGGACTTCTCATACATTTGACATATATATGAATGACTCTTTAATATATACTAACGCTACTATGGATGCATCGGCTTCTTCAAGCGGACAGGTAGTTATCAATAATTTAGCCGGCACCTCGGAACTTTGGGTTGACGATATTATGACTGGAACGAATCCGTCTGTAAATATCTATATAGATGACGTGCTTAAAGACACCGAATATTTAACGAGTGGTGTGCCGGACAATACACAGAATTACCAGATGTTAACAGATGCACCTTATACAGATAATGTAACCTTATCAGTTAATGGAACACAGCAATTATATTATTCACCTTCAGAAATGATAAAAGGAAAAACCTATTCTACGGGAAATGTATCATTAACAAATGGGGATGCAACTGTAACTGGTACTGGAACTACATGGGTGAGTTCAATGGCAGGTGGCATCTTTTATTCAACTGGTGGCGCAACGGACAATGTGACTTATGAAATAAGTAGTATTACAGATACAACTCATCTGGAATTAACAACTGTGTATGGCGGGACTACAAATAGTAGCCAAACTTATGCTATGTATGCTCGTATACCTGATGAAGAAGCAACTGGAGGGGATAATAGTGGAGCAGTGGTTTGGGGAAGTAATTCTAATGTAGTTATAAGCTACGGTGAAATGGTAAGTTATGCGAGTACCAGCGCAAGTACAAATGAAACATTGATAGGTTTTAATTCACCAGATTCGCCTTTGCCTTCTACTTGGTTTGCAAGTGGGGAAAATATAGAGAATCTACCATTTTATGATTCATTTATAGGGGTTTCAGCCAGTACTGGTCAACCTATTCAGACAATTTACTTTATTGCTATAATAGGTTTTGCTTTTGGAGCTTTTTTATTATTAACTATGTTTACTAGGTCAGCGTTATTAGGTGCAATCGGATTTAATGTTGTATTATTTATAGGTAGTAGTATGACGATAATACCGATGTGGATACCATTCGCGACTTTAATTGTTATGTTGGGCATAATGTATCTTTATAGGCAGGTGGCATATTAGTGGGTCTTAAAGCTGGATGGTTAGCGTTATTTATCTTTGTATGGATAATTGGTGCGTTCTTAGGTTCTACCTTTGAATACCAATCATCTTCAGGTGATGCTGGTTTAGCCTATACTACAGGTACGGCTACTTTTGTAACTGATAGCCGTTGGGTAACAAGTGGTGGTGGCGCAACTTGGAATACATCAATGGAAGATGGAAATATCAAAGCTAATGCTGATACATCATGGACAAAAATCAAGCATGTAGGCGGTGCTTATTTATATAGCGGTACTGGTATAGTAGATAATACCCCTTTAACCCTTGATGTTGGGGTAAACGGAATTACTGTAGACCATCTTGGATTATTATATATTGTAATTCCTGTTGGTAATACTGGAACGGCGGCAAGTAATGTTTGTACGGTAAATGGAAGCCCTGTAGCATTAGTGGCAGGAGTAAACGAAATTTCAACTTCAGGCGCAACTGGTTTAATTACGATAACTATTGTTGGTACAACGCAAATATATCTTTATTCACCCTATCTTGGGGCTGGTGGCGCAGGAGTGGATTATACAATGGCAGTAAGTCCTGGGTGGGCAGGTACGGGTAGTGGTGGGTACGACCAAAACCCTATCACTACATTGAATTATTTAATTAATCTCTCAAATGCTTTCCAAAAATTACCAGTATTGGGAAATATTCCATTACCTGTTCCTAATCCAGAATATTTTAAATCTGCTTTCAAAGTTGTAACATGGCAATGGTCATTTTTGAATGATTATGCTATGTTCTATTGGATATTCTGTGTTCCTTTTGTGGTTATGGGTGTGCTTAGTATGATATTATTAGTTTACGGGATAATCAGTGGAAACTTGGACATAGGTTGATGAAAGTTAGTTTAAAACAGCAAGAACAAGAATTAAGAAATCAGGCTAAGAAGCGTGGTTTAAAAATAAGATATACCCCACAACTTAAAAAAACACCTTATCGTGCAATGAATCCGATGGCATCAAAAGAACTAGGTATTAAGTGTGGTAAAAATATTATTGGTTATACGAAAAATTCAGCGAGAACTAAAAGACGTTTTGTTATGGATATGAGACATGAAATAATAGAATACGATACGATGAAAAAACGAAAGTTACATTATCCTAAAGCGCATAAAATAGCTAATAGAAAACAAAGAACTGTCGGATATATCTAAATATTGTGTTTGCGCAACAGGCTACTTGACAAATATATAGGTATATGTATATAATATAAGAAAATTAGTCGGCGGTCAGCGTAGAAACTAAATAAGGTGGGTTCATGAGTATACAAACTTTTATAGTATTGGTATGTATTCTTTTAATGGGGATGGCTTGGTATGCTAATACAAGTAAAAGGGATAAGATATTAATAAGGTACAGACGAAAAAACAAAACACTAATTACTAAATTTGTTAGTATGCACAAAAAAGACCCACAACACGTTATATTTGATAATCTTCAATTTGATATTATTCCTCATTGTATAGTCTTTCAACATTACAAAAACGGTTTTATTCACATGCTATTTCCAATTTTTGTTCCCACGCTAGATTTTACTTGGAACTCTCGGTATCCTTTAGACCCCAATACTTTAGAACCTGTTATTATCAGTCCTGAAGTTAGGGCGGTTATGGATAAAGAAGAATGGATGAAATCTATGGCAAAACATACCGCACCACCATCTACCACTAAAAAACAAACCGTATTTCAGCAGTATTTACCTTGGATACTTTGTGGTGTGGCAGTATTAGGTATTTTTTATCTTTATACACAAGTAGCTGAATTAAAATCTTGGGCGGAAGCTATGCAGAATAATTTTAATGCTATAGCCAAGTAGGAGTAAATAATGGCTGATAAAAATGAGTATGACGGTGAAGAAGAATTAGAGCTTGAAGAAGATAATCAGGAAGAATCAGAAGATGATGGGGTTCTTGATTATGATGAAGAAGCGCAAGTATTACCAGAACGCAAGATAAGTCTTGATGCAGTCCAAACTTCAAAAGAAGATGCTGGAGGTGAGGATGAAGAAGCATCGGTAAGGACTGATTTACAAGCTGGTATAAAAACAATAACGCCAAAATTTTCTAATAAGAGATTAAATGAAATACTACAGCCTATAATGCTATCAGATATTCCATCTGAACAATATATGGATTACGTTAATATGCTTTCGGTAATGTTTATGGAAGAATCTTATGATAATCCACAGGTAGATTTCATGTCTATATTGACATCAGTTAATGTAGCGGTCTCTCTTGGGCATCAAAAGAAACATGTGATAGATGTACTTGAAATGTTTGGTGCTGCCAGAGAGGATGAAATGGAAATGAAAAAATTAAGCCAGCAAATATTGGGGAGTTAAAGATTAGATGGTTGCACTTAAAAACCCTGAAGCACCAGCAAGTAAAAAGCAACTGCATAAATTGGGGGAGTTGCTTAATGTAGATACAAGCAATTTTAAATTAACAATGCAACAATCATGGGATTTGATTGAATCTTTAAGTTCTGCTTTGGGAGATAATACAGAATCTATTGAAGATTTAGAATCATTAGATAATGATAACGCTTTTAGCGAAGCACATGTTCAAATTGTAGAGGGAGACCAGCGTGGCGGTAAATCTGTCTATGCTGTTAAAACGATTAAAGAAGATTGGTTAAAAGATGCCGTAAGGATATTCTGCGAAAAAGAACTAGGCATGAAATGTGAAGTTATAATGTATTTTAGAAAAACTAGGTCAGCAAAAATAAAGATAACGTCATTTATTGAAACAAATACAGCACAATCAGATTTACAATATATAGGTAAAACTATTTATATCAAAATACCAGAAGATTATAAATTACATTCCCCCAAAAGGATATTCAGTAATATTTATATACTTGGTATCCCATTTTATTATATATCTTCATTCAGGGAAGCACTTAGGTTACTTAAAAAAGGTTTTATTAGAAATGGATGGTTGCTGTTGGATGAGGCGCATCGTGGCATGAGCGCAAGAAATGGTATGTCAAAAATGGGTAAAGAATTTGTAGGGGAAATATATCAGTTTGGTAAATCGTTATTAGATGTTATTATAATTACACATCATGCTATAATGATAGAATCATTAGCTAGACTTATTCCTACAAAAAGAGTATATTGTTCTTATAATAAGAGAACAAAGAAAGTAAGTTGCCAAATCAGGGAAAAAGGTATTGAGGGAACTTTAGTAAAAGAATTTTATGCACCTGATTGGTGGGATAGTTATTATACTAACCAAAAGATAAGAGCGTAGAATGAAAAAAAGAAATATTATTTTAATTGCAAGCCTTATTATAATATTGGTATTAACTGGTTGTGTAACAGAAAATCTTGAGCAAGATTTATATACACAGAATGTTTATCCGATTACAGGCAATACTTATAATGTAGGTAGTACAACATTACCTTATCTTAACGGGTATTTCACTGATTTGTATGTTGCAGATGATTTAGAAGTAACGAATGATGTAAACATCGGTGGAGGGTTGGATGTTGATGTAATTATAGGGCAGAATATACAAGTTACTGGTAAAGTAGAAGCTGATAGGTTAATTGGGGATGTTGAAGGATATTCTATTGATGTTGTACAAGTATCTGATTACAATATAGCGTTAAATGATACGTTATCTTTAGTTTTTCTTTTTATACCCGATGTTATAGTAGTTGATTATTCTGGTAGGGTACAGCATGATACTACACTAGAGGATGGGCATACTACTGGTCATTGTCAGGTGGATATTACTGGTATTAATACCATGACATGTAACAATAATTATACAGCATTATTTGATGATAATGGGGTTATTGGTTCTCAATATGGGCAAAATGATGTTGTAAATACAGTATTAATTTATGGTGGGAATGATGGAGTTGACGAATCATATATTTTGGGAGTGGGAACTTGGACTACGGCAACTAAAACATTAAAAATAACATTTAGCACAATTGCGAACACTAATGATGCAACAAATTATATTGAAATAATGGCAGTTGCTTACAGATAAGGAGAATAGTGCAATGACCTTTTGGATATTATTAGCTCTAGCAGGTTTTCTAACTTTTTTATCGGTAAGATACTTTAATTTCTGGTTATCCGCTTGTGGTGCATTAGCGTGGATATTGTTATGGTGGTATAACACACAATATCCCCCCACCAATATAGCAGTAAACTCGTTTGGACATCAAATATTATATTATTTATTCATAATGCTTGCCATAGGGACATTTTTTAATTGGGTAAGGAATAGGGATAGATTACCAAGCGGATATACAAGAACCGCAAAAGAACAGGCTGAATACGAAAGTGATTATAAGTCTGCTTCCAATGGTGAGATAGATGAAAGAATAGCTTATCATGATAAGGTTCAAAAAGCGTTAAGAACTGGAAAATATCATCGGAGATAACTAATGGAGAGTTATAAAATAACACCAAGGGGTAGAATGTATGCACAAAATATTTATGCCCCTAGAACTGCTGGATACAAAGTACTATGGTTACTTAATCATAGAGATGAATTAAGTAAAGACCAAATATATAAGGAAGTACCCGATGCTTCATGGCATACTTTAAGAAAATTAAGGAAATTAGGTGCTATACAGATTGTAGCAAGCACAACGGAGGTTGGCTATGGGAATATTGGACAGTCTAGTTGGTAAGAAAAAACAAACCACCGAAGAAATAGAGGCTGAAACAGAAAGGCTTGAAGCTGAAGATAGAAAAGCTGGATTTGAACTATCAATACAGCAAAAAAGATGGGCGGCACAGGAATTAAAATCTAGGGGAGTAAGTGCTAGAAGTTTTGGTAATACTAATGAAGATGGGACTTGGCAAAAGATAATCTCTTGGCTTCGCACACATTGAGGAGGTGATAAATATGCCTGCTAAAGCACAAGTGAGGATATTAAATAGTTTATAGAAAGAAGTTAATGACATTTATGCAGAGTATTTCAATTATCATACCTACATGTAATGAATCTGAAAATATTAAGACTCTTTTACAGGGAATATGGGATGTTTTAGTTCCATATAAACTTGAATTAAAATATGAAATTATTGTAGTAGATGATAGTGATGATAATACCGCAATAATAGCTAAATCTTTAGGTGCAAAAGTCGTTAAAGGACAACGTAAAGGATTAGGGCAAGCGATTATAGATGGGTTTGACGCTTCACGGAATGACGTTTGTTTATGTATGGATGCAGATGGAAGTCACGAACCTTTAGCGATACCTAGTTTACTCAAACCTATTTTAGAGCAAGGATATGATGTTGTAATAGGTAGTCGTTATGTAAAAAATGGTGATGTTAGTAAGTGGTCGCTTGGTCGCAGAATAAAATCAATAGTTGGCGTAAAACTTATGCAACTCGTTACCGGAGTAAAAGATTCAAACTCCGGTTTCTTTGCGTTTCGTAAAGAAGTAATCAAAGACGCTAAACTTAATGGTAAAACTTGGAAGATAATGCTTGAAGTGTTATTCAAAGGAAAGTGGATTAGTAAAGTTGAAGTTCCGATTAAATTTGGTGATAGGCTGTATGGCATAAGTAAACGTTCTACAAAGCAGGTAGTTAAAGATGCGCTTAATCTTATAAAACTTGTGGTGTATAGATATAGGCATTTCGTTAGTTTCGCTTTGGTTGGTGGTGTAGGAAATCTTTGGCATTTTGGATTGCTTTGGATATTAACAGAATATGCCGATGTTTATTATATGTGGTCTGCGGTTATTGCCGTATTAATTGCTGGAACTTCTAACTATATAATGAACCATTATATTACTTTTAAGAATGAAAAGAACAATAACCGCAATTTATTCTTTGGATGGTTAAAATACGAGTCTGGAAATGGAATAGGTGATTTATTACAGCTTGGTTTACTTTGGTTATTAACTGATAGTTTTGGTATCTGGTATATGGCAAGTACCGCAATCGCTACTGGTATTACATTGTTTTTTAAATTTACACTACTCAAGAAAATTGTATGGGGTAAAAAGAAAAAGAGTGCTAAAGATGCAGATTATGAATGGGTAGCGTTTTACAAGGGGCTTCCTTGGCAAAAACGGTGGAAACAACTATTGGCTAGAATAGTAAAAGAGTTCGCAGAATGGAAAGATGGCAACGCTGGTAATATATTAGAGGTCGGATGTGGTAGTTCACCTTCGGCGTTGCTTATAAATCATGATGACTATATAGGATTAGACCCCAATGGTGATAAGATAGAATACATGCAATCAAAGAACCTAAAAAATGTCCGTTACCATCAAGGGACGCTTGGAAATACAGTATTATCAGAAAAGTTTGATACTATCTTATTTGTGGAAGTAATAGAGCATTTGCCAAATAGAGATATGGCGATTTATAACTTATCAAAAATGTACGAATTATTGAATGATAATGGGAAGTTAATCATTGCCACACCTAACTTTGATGGGTTTATGGGTAAGGCAATGGACAATCTTTATGGGATATTCCAAAAAGGTGCATATAAGGATGAGCATCAATTAAAGTTTGGGTTACAGTCTCTTAAAGAGTTAGTAGAAAGTTGTGGATTTAAATATGTTAAGAGCAAGATACCGTCTGGTGCAGATATGATATGTCTTTTTGAAAAGCATTAAGGAGTAAAAGTATGCCAACGAGAGGAAAGTACCATCCCAAACCGAAAGCAGGTTATCAATCACTATTAAAAAGAGTATTTGGCGATGGTAAATTTGCAAAAAGTAAAAGGAAAAATAAATAAATGCAGATGCCAAAGTTTCATAGTAAGATATCACTTATAATAGGTGCTATATCCTCTTTTATTTTGGCATTTACAGGTTTATGGTGTGGAGTATATTTTAATTTAATAATAGGTTTGTACCAATTTATTGTAGGATTAGTATTGGGTATCCATTGTGTTGATATGATACGATACTATAAAAAACATCGTATAGTAAAAATAGAAAAAACAGATACACATAGGATTATTACTAAGGAGAGTGAAGAATGAATATAAATAAATTATTTAGTTATGATAAAACGCCATTGATATTTGATATTAAGTATAAAGTTATTTATTGTTGTTTATGGATTGTAGCGTTTGGATTCTTTGCTATATGTATTGTTGGTAGGCTGATTAATGAGACACCGATAGTAGTAATATTTGGTGTATTAACTTTGATATCATTGCTTATGAAAGATATTATAGTAATGAATAATTTGTCTAAACAGTTAAAAAGTAAAAATGAACAAAAATAAGTTTTCGTGTTTCTGGCACGCATTAAAAATAATTTGGCATGAAAGAATGTTTAAAGTATGGTTAATGATATGTTTAATAGGAATAGTTATAGGATTAATTGTAGGAATAGGCATGACACAGTTAGTGTTGCTTGTGGCTATTGCTTGTATGGGGTTAGCGTTGGAGGTTGCTAATACTGGTATAGAAAAAATGATGGATGTTATTAATCCACAGTATAGTGAAAAAGTAAAAATTGTAAAAGACTTGTACGGCGCAGTTCCAGCATTTGTTTATAGTGCTTATGTGATTAGTTGGTTGATATTAGTTGCGCCGAAAATTTTTGAGATGATGGTAAACTAAAATAGCTAGAAGAAATGAAATAAATAGTGGTCGTTCCACAATAGGAGTAAGTGATGTTAATTGTAATAGAATCTACTAATTCTGAAAAACCTATTAATTATATGGCAGATATAATAGAATATCAATCTTTAGTAAGACAAATATTAAAAAAGACAATCATTCCTTATAAAAGTTTATTAAAATTGATACGAGAATTATCATCTCATGATTTGATATGTGCATTTATTCCCTATCATATGAATAATATTTACAATGAGAAAATAATTAATTATGTTCAGGAAATGCACAAGTTATATAATAGTATGATATTGGTCATTCCAAATAGAGATGAATATATAAAATTATATGGAATGTCGGATATAAATATTAGAGGGATATCAAACTTTAAGAGTATTCTAAATTTATTATTAGATGTCAGAGAATTAAATGCAGGTAGGGAAACGTAAGGGGTAAATAATGAATTATATTAAAAATATTAGTTGTATCAAAATATTAGAAAATTTGTTATAAGGGATGATTCCAAAAATGAACTTAAAAGAAAAAGCAATCGCTACGGGAACAAACATGGTTATTAAAAAGATAGGATTAAACGGTTTTGTAAATGAGTACTCAAAAATGGGAGATAAATATGATGCAGAGGCAGGTAAGAAATATAAGTCTGCTGAAGAAGAAGTTGCGCATTTTGTAGAAATAGTACCTTTATTAAAACCTGTCGAAAAAACATTAGTTCAGTTAACTCGCAACTACCGTAGGGAAAAAGGATTGTTAGTATAAAATTACCTAATGTAAGGTAATTATAATTATTTATAAGGATTTTTTAAATGGGAAGATACAATAATCAACAACGTTCTATATTTATGATTACATACGCACGTTGGATAAAGGTATTATTGCATTTATTAATATTAGTTGATATTGGGATTCTATTATTCATATTTTATAAATTATTTGTATCTAATACTATAAATGGTAGTAATAGTGTGTTTTTAATTATAATATTGGTAGTATTATTAGTGTGGTTTATTTATGAATCAAAAAAGGTAATATATAAGTATTTATTTCCATCGTTTAAAATATCAGCACTTATATTAGTATCATTTGTATTATTATTGTCATTTGCGAAAATCTCTCCTTTTAGCGAATATAAAGACACAATATTTAATAAAATTAGTTCAATGAAATGTTCTCCAACTAAAGAAGTTTTACCTGATATTCCTTTTGGAACTTATGCTATGGATAAAATGTTGATGTTTGAAGAAAACATAACAATTAAATTAAATAGAGATTATACATATGAAATAAATTCAGAAGGTAAATTAGCTGGAGAAACATTTGGTAAAGAAAAAATAGTAGGTTATTATGAAACTACAAAAGATTATATTACATTTATAAATGATTTAGACCAAAGAAGGGTAACTTGTTCTTATAGGTATTCTGAAAAATTTGAATGTTTATATTTGTATATATCAGAACATAGCGAACCTCAAGCATATTATAAACAAGGAATTATAGATAATATATTAAATTAAGATAGGGGTTTTAATGATTACTTGGTTTAAAAAATATTGGATAGAATTATTGGTTTTTGGCGGTATTTTTGCTGTATTATTAAACAATTTGAGTCCAGAAATTACATGGATGAATACTGATAGTGATGGTGCGCATTATATATTAGCGGCGAAGTATTTAACAACTGCTCACCACATGAGCGCACCACTTTATCTGTTACTTGGTCATTTATTTCTTTATATTCCATTAGGTACTGAAGCATGGCGCATGGGATTAATGAGTGTACTTGGTTCGTTTGGATGTGCTATATTTATTTACTTAATAGTAAGACATTTAATTGAACATAATGTGCCTAATTTGGTAAATAAAGTAATATTACGTAGAAATAATCCAATAAATAAAGCACGATGGTATGCGTTAATTTCTGTAATAGTATTTGGTGGTTCTGCCCTTGTTATCAGCCAGTCTATTATTATTGAAACTTACATGTTATCTACCATGTGTGCAGTAGGTGGATATTACTTTGCGTTAAAAAAGCATTGGGCATGGGCTGGTGTTGTTGTAGGGTTGGGAATGGCTATTCACCCGTTCCTATCGTTTATATCATGGGCAGTTATGTTCTTTGCGTTCAAGGAAATGCGTCAATGGAAGCACTTTTTAATCACGGTAAGTTTCTTTGCGTTTTATTTGTATATTCCTATCGTAGCTCATGTAAATCCCAATAATGATATGTGGGGTAATGAAACATCTAAAGGTTTCTTTGGTGGAACGCTTGGAATGGTTATGATGTTGACTGGCGGTATTGCCATGTGGGATATGCCCAAACGCTTAATTGATACCGTACTTATTGTAGTTTATAGTGTTGGGTTAGGTATTATCCCTATGGTTTGGTATTTTATTAAGCAAAAAACTTGGCGTAGTTCATTACTATGGCTAACGCTTATTCCTATTGCCTATTTTGCGATTAACTTAGCTATGGAAACCTACGTGTATGGCGTGGTAACAATAGCATTTGGTTCTATAGTAGTAGGATTAGGGTTGAGCAAATTAAAATGGCGTTGGGCGATTGCCACATTAATAATTGCTATTGGATTACTTGGTTTTAATGCTAATTATTATGATATTGGACGAACACTTGACCCTGAAATGTCGGCAGAAAAGTTTTACCATGAGGAACTAGCTAAAATACCTGATGGCGATAAGTTTATGGGTGGTGGCTGGACTTGGGCAATGGTATATCTTTATAACCGTGAAGAAGGTAGAAATATCATACCTATATCTATAGATGCTTTAACTGATTCTGAAAATTATTGGCAAGTATTAGATAGAATGGGTATTAAATATTCCAAAGAGTTTACTAATCCAGATGAAGGTTTGATTTCAAGGCAAGGTAAAATAGCACAATCAATCGCAGAACTTAATGATGGTGTTTGGATTGCTAAAGAAACTAAGCCTGAAGTTTATCAATATTCTATTGAACCAGCCAAAGGTAATGAGGCTTATATTGGGCGTTGGATAAGGCAGGAAATAGAACCTGGAAATTGGCAATGGAAGCCGTCAAATCCAATAAAGTATATTTCTGGAGAACTTGAAGTAAAAGAATGGAATCATGTTCTTTGGAGTAGCACGAATGGATTTTATGTTATAGGATTAGGTGCTATAGGATGGTGCTTTATATGGGTATCTTGGAATTATATTAAACAGTGGAAAAAGAAAAAAGAGAATATTGATGAAGTTGTTAAACAATGATATTTGGAATAAAGATACAAACAGTCATTATGTGGTGTTCCTCGCACTTTGTTTTGGGTTTTGTGGCGGGGTTAGCGGTGTTCTTGTTGACCTTGACCATCTATTATATTTCGCAGGGTGGAAACCTATCCCGTATGAATGGATGGCTGGTAGACCATTACACATTACGATGGCTATTTTGGCTGGTTGTCTCGCTCTCTATAGTATTGCACGTCTTACAAGATTGGGGTCTAAATTGGTTTTAAAAAAATAGTGAGTAAACAATGAAGCAAATATTATCACATAAGACATTATTAACTATAATAGGGCTATTTTTATTTAGTCTTATTATAATTTTACCACCACTAATACATGGGTATGTTTATCCGAATATCGGGGATGATACTTCCGTTTATCTTGATAGGATAGAACTCATGGGCAAAGGTGAAGTTAGTGTACAATATACAGGCTATATGCTAATTGGTTATCCTATGCTATTTATGGAGAAATTATTACATTGGAGTATAGATACGCAATTTTTATGGATTAACTATCTTGTATTAATAATTGCGGGATTAGTATTGTTCTTTGTGTTCTCTAAACTTGTCAATAAGATTGCTGGAGTTATATCGCTTCTCACTGTTATATTCTGTTCGCAAGGTGTTATGTACCTATTCTATTATGGGCAAATATTTAATATCATAAATCTTACGATTGTATTACCGATACTACTATTATTCTGTGTAAATTACATAACGCAAGGGAAATGGTATAATCTTATTTTAACTATCTTGCTATCGGTGTTATTTAGTAGCTTTCATACTAATGGTATTTATCTGCCAGCTTTAGCAGGAATTGGTTTGGTTTTCTACCTTATATATTGTACTGTGAAAAAGGTAGAAATAAATAAAAGAATAGTTATAGTTTCTGGCACAATAACTGTTATTGCTATTGTGGCATTTATTGTATTAGTATTACTTCCAACTGCTACGGTTCTTAAAGAGTATGTAAAAAATCCATTGATTTCCTCTTTAAATAATATCGGTAAGGGAATGACAGTCCCTCTTTATAGTTGGGCAATATCCATACTTACGCCATTCATGTTGGGCATTATTGTTATATCCGCACTGTATTATAAAAATATAAAAGAAAAATTCAATAATAAGCATAAAATATTGTTTTATATTCTATTGATACTTACAGTTATATTGGTTATTGTATCATTCGGTAAAATATCACTAGACCCTTGGAGACAAGCGGTTGATTTGGTTATTATTATTTCCATGCTATTATCGGTATTGATGGGTATATTGTTATATAAACATAAATCTATCGTTTTAATAATACTTGTAGTTTTAATAATAAGTTTTGGGTCTGTTTTCCATATAAATTCGTGGTTTAAATATAATAGTGCCATGCGTGATATTGATTTTCAAGCTATTGAATATATGAAAGATTATAAGACATTTAGTTGCTCATCTAAAGTTGCTTTTTGGGTTTATGAGCGATATACCGATTGTAAACATAAAGATAACGATGGCGAAATTATTATTATGCGAAGTGAACCAATGACACCACGAAGCACTGAAGATAATATATGGTATCAAAAACATGGCTGGCAACCCACTGATGAGTATGAATTAGTTAAAGAGTTTAGTGATAATCAGGTAGAAATAGATATTTATGTTGTAAAAGAATATTTTAGATTTGAACGATTACAAAACCTATTATCAGATATGCAAGAATTTGGATTATTGAATGGTTCTCCAGAGTTATTAGGTAAATCCGGTTGGGTATGTCCTAACTGCGGAAAAAGATATATGGGATATGCTGATAATACCTGTATATTTACAGATAATCCACCTATGTTATTTTATCAGTGTAATGTGTGTGATTATAAGTATAAGTTTAAACCGATTGAAACTGGAAATTGGTATGACGCTGTGATGATGGAAGTAAAATGAAAGCAATTGCTATAATACCATGTTATCAAGAGGAACAAACAATAGCAGACTTGGTATTTAAGATGTATGAATTTGTTGGACAAACAATAGTGGTAGATGATAACTCAAGCGATAATACGGGTAAAATTGCACAGCAGGCTGGGGCTAAAGTTCTTAAAAAATTTGGCAAACGTGGTTTTGGTTCTGCTATGCGTGCTGGTATAGACGATGCTTTATCTGGTGATTGTGAAATAATAGTGACACTTGACGGAGATGGACAACATAATCCTAGTGAAGCATTTAAAGTAATTAAGCCGATAGAAGAAGGAATTGCGGATGTTGTTATTGGCTCACGTTTTTTAGAGAATAACACAAATATCCCCAAGTATCGCAAGTTTGGTATAAAAGTAATTACTGCTATATATAATATAGGAAGTAAGCAAAAATTAACTGATTCACAATGTTGTTTTAGAGCATATCGGCGTGATGTGTTAAGCAAGATGCCAATGAAAGAAAATGGATTTACATTTAGTACGGAGACTTTAATACGAGCTAGAGCTATGGGATATAAGATTATGGAAGTTCCCATTAGTGTGTTGTATCATAAACAGTTTTCTAAAAATTCAACACTCAACCCTATCATTCATGGTATTTCAGTAGCTATTAGAACTTTATTATTAAGATTTAAGATTGAACATTTATCTAAAATCTGATGTAAGTTATGATAGTATTACAAATAATAACGGCTATCTTAATCACATTATTACCTGGGTATTTATTATTAAGATTATTCAGGATAAAAAAGTTATCATCATTGGATAGTATTTTATATTTAGTTGGTTTAGGAATAATCTTTAATTTGATTGTAGGATTATTAGCAAACTTTGTTATTGGCTTTGATGTAATTCATGTAGTAGGGCTTTACATGCTTTTATTAGTCTTGTTAATATTTAGCGTTGTGTTTGCTGGCAATACTGTAGAAATAAAGTGGCAAGGCTGGAAACCGTTTATTATTCCATTTGGAGTTTTTATTGTTGCTTTGCTTATGCAATATCAAACTACTTTAATTTCATCCAGTTTAGTTGGTAGCGATATTCAATTGGAATATTTTTATTCAAACTGGACATTAACCGATTCTTTTTGGAATCCATCATTATCGTTTACTACGATGACAAGTGCATTGGGTGTAAATATATTATTACCATTTTATAATAGAATGACTGGAATGGATTTGATTTTAGTCTATAAAATAATAACTCCATTGATGTTTGCCGTATTACCATTGATTTTATATCGCATATTCAGATTGCAATTTGGTGAACTTATATCAATATTAGCTTGTGTATTTTTTATAACAATGCCGATGTATACAATGGATTTACCGCAGTTAATAAGGCAAGAGCAATCAGAGTTATTTTTTGTATTAGTTGTATTAGTAGTATTATCTGATGATTTATCAATATGGAATAAGATTATATTGGGCGGTTTATTCGGAATAGCTACGATTGTAATGCACTATGGGTTAGCCATTGGATTTATCGGATATATGTTTGGTGGTTTTATTATTACCTTTATTTTATTATTGTGGTGGCGTAAAAAAATAACAGATAAGAAACCTGTATGGCATAGGTTCGCATATTTAATCATAGCTGTAGTAGCCTTGGTATCATATATTGGGTATTACTCAAATGTCAATAATAAACTTTCTATGTGGGTTAGTTCTATACCATCAACTATTGTAGGACGTACTGTTAGTGAAGCTCAAGCTGGTGCAAGTAATAATCCAATGGATGCGATTATAGAAACGAGAGATTTATCAGGAGACAACTATACTGTAAGCGATATACCAAAAGACGCTTATATGAAAAATCAACTTGCATCAAATAATGAAGTTGAAGTGCCAGAGTTTCTAAAAAAGTTTCCGTTTCTTAATCCATTCTGGCGTGAGCCGTTAGTTCAAACAGCAATAGGATTAGACTTTGGCAGGGCTTCAATTTACGGGAAAGTATGGCGTATATTGCAATATATGATAGAACTTTGTCTTATGATAGGTTTCTTGGCAATCTTGTTTAAGCCACGCAAGGAAATGAAAATTGAATATATGGCGTTGGTGATAACGAGTTTCTTTATTATCGTTGGGCTTTATGTGTTGTCAACTTATTCTTATGGTATGGGTGTTGCGAGGATATGGCAGATTACCTTATTGTTTATGTCCCCATGTTTCGTTATTGGTGCAAGTATAATAGGTAAGTTGATTTGCAAGGTATTTAAAAAAGTCGTTAGTGAAAGCAAAATTGTATTAATTAGTACTTTGGTAATATTTATACCATATTTTATGTTTAATTCTGGTATCGTTTTTGAAGTTGCCAAACTGCAACCTAAAGGATTTATAGACGTTCCTTACTCATTATCATTAAGCGGTGAAAGGGTAGACCTTGCTGGATTTTTTGATAAAGATGATACATTAGCGGTTGATTGGTTAAAAGATAATATGGGTGATTTACCAGTTTATGCCGATGCAAACGGAGTAAAACTTTTAATACAGCGTATGGGTATCACAATGGATATGGATTTGGGAACAAGCCTTGCTGGAACAATCCGATTATTAGAAAAAATGAAAGCTGATGGACAAGGTTATATATTTTTACGCAAGATAAATGTTGATAGGCAAATGTTTACATTCCAAGGGGAATACGCTAGTCGTAGAAGTTATACATTTGATGAACTTGATATGATAATTAAAAAAATGGCAAACGGACAACTAGTTTATGATAATGGGGCAAGGATTTATAAGGTAGAATAAAAAAATATTGTGTAGGGTATTGCGTAAACGAAACATTCGTGATAATATATGGGTAGATAGGTATTAGTATAAAATGATGAAATTTAAAGAACTCACTAAATTTACAATAAGGCATTTTAAAACAGATAGTAAGTTAGCTTTTATTAGTAGGATGGTAAGATTTGGATTATTGAGTGTTCCAGTTATGATAGGTGAAATTAAAGTACATAAATATAGGAATGATGGCGCAGTTATTAAAAATGTCTGGGATAACAAGATGCTATTAAATCTTTCAGACAAAGGTATCAACACAGATTTGTGGCTTTCTGACAAAAGAGAGCCTTTGATTTGTACTAAATTTCGTCAGATGTTAAGAAATGGTATGGTTGTGTATGATATTGGGGCGAATATAGGTTATTATGCTTTACAGGAAGCAAGAATAGTTGGTAAAAGTGGATATGTTTATGCCATAGAACCTATTCCAGAAAATACACAAGCACTTTCGGTCAATATAAAGCTCAATAATTTTAATAATATTGAAATACATGGTATAGCTATTGGGGAAGAACCGCATGAAGGTAGGATAAATGTTTCTGGAATGAGCAATTTATCTACAATGTTAGATAAAAGCGGATACCGTGATTATGGCGATTCTATTCCAGTAAATGTAGAATCTGTTGATAGTTTTATGGTTGGTAAAAAACCACCAGATGTTATACGTATGGATACCGAGGGATATGAAACAAATATTATAAAAGGTATGGGTAAATTATTAGTTAGTGGTAGACCCCTCATTCTTTTTATTGAAATTCATTTTGATATGTTGAGACACAGTGTTATTCCCATGCTACAGACTTTAAAAAACTTTGGATTTAAGATTAAATGGGCTTCACATGAAACGCATCCGATAATCAATAATTCGTGGATTAAACCATTTGTTAATTTATGTGAAAAAGGTATGGGGGCAAGCGGGTATTTAAAAGTTAGTATAGATGATTTAATAGCACAAGAAAAGTTCCTAAGTGGACAGGTTGAAAATCTGGAAGTTATATTTGAGAGAAAATAATGTTAGTTATTAAAGTAGTTAGAATATGTTTGTATCCACTACGATTTATATTTGGTAGTGGTATAGGCAATATTCGTATATTAAAATGGTTATTTACTAATGTGGTTAATTTGATACCGCCAAGATTTATTGTTCTTGATGCCAATGGTTGCAAACTGGGGATGACTATAGGTAGAGGTCGTGGATTTGATAGTATGGCTTCAGGATTAGTATTTGGTAAAGGGTATGAGGTAGGTACGACTAAATTATTTCAGAAACTTGTGAAATCAGGAATGAACATTATAGATATTGGCGCACATATCGGATATTATACAGTGCTTGCTTCAAGGTTAGTTGGAGAAAATGGTAAGGTATGGGCGTTTGAGCCAGAACCACGTAATTTTTCAGAGCTTCGTAAAAATATTATTCTTAATCAATCAAATAACGTTTCGTATTATCGTATGGCAGTTGGTGATAAAATTAAAATGTCAGAACTTTACTATTCTACTAAATGGTCAGGTGAATGTAGCCTTGTTGAAATAAAACAGCGTCCTAAAGATAAGGTATCAGTAGAAGTTGTAACATTAGATGAAGCGTTGAAAGACCATCACGTAGATATAATTAAAATGGATGTTGATGGTGGAGAGATGATGGTTCTTGATGGGGCAAGAAAACTTATTGAGCAAAACAAAAATCTTATAATGTTTACTGAATGCTGGAAATATGGATTAGAAGGTGCTAATCATACAATTAAAGATTATTGGGATAAACTAAATGGTTTATTCAAGTATATTTATCAAATAGATGAGCATAATGCTTCTATAAAGTTATTAACACTTGAAAAACTCACAGACATACTTTCAAGGGTTGACGGAATAAATATTATTTGTTCAAAGAATAAATTATGAATATACCTGTAGGATTATTAAACAATAAACGACCCCATATCGTTAGACGCTTACTGATATTAAGTAGTCTATTAAAAGAGCATGATGAGGTATTAGATATAGGGTGTGGTGTTGGTAGTTATATCACAGACACATTAGGATACTTACCTATAAAAATAACAGCGATAGATTATGACGATAATAGTATTGAATATGCAAAGCGTCATAACCAACATAAAAATGTGGAATATATTGTGGCTTCTGGTGAAAGTTACCGCACGGAAAAGCAATTTGATGTTATTGTTTGCTCACATGTATTAAAGCATTGCTTATATCCCGAAGTATTACTTAAAAATATAAATAGATTATTAAAAGAAGATGGTAAGTTATTTTTGGCTATTCCTAATGGATATGGATGTTTTGAATTTGAGAACTTTGTTCCAAGACAGATAATGAAAACTAATATAGGTAAAAAAATAATTAATAAACTAATGAGCAATGTTAAAGATACATTGAACCATGAAAATCCGCACATACAGTTTTTTACACCGACTAAGATAGTAGATTTACTTATTTATTTAAAGTATAAAATATTAGATGAATATAATGAACAGATAATAGGTGGGGTAATTACGGATAGGACTATCTTAAAATTTCCATTTATGGAAAGGCTTAATTTATATTTAGGTGATAAATTGCCTTTTTGGATTTCTAATGGTTGGATATTAATATGTCGCAAGAGTTAAAGAAACAAATAAAAGAATTTTGGGATAAAGTACCTTGTGGTACTGGTGGTATTCCTTATCCTGAAGGAACAAAGGAATATTATGAAGCGATTGCACAGAATCGTTTTAAGAAAGAGTTTTATATCGCAGATTTTGTAGACTTTGAAAGATGGCGTGGTAAAAAAGTTTTAGAAATAGGTTGTGGGGCTGGAAGTGACCTTATAAAATTTGCGCAACATGGAGCAGATATTACGGGAATAGATTTATCATCTAAATCAATAGAACTTGCAAGTAAAAGATTAGAAGTTTATGGATTAAGTGGCAAAGCTATAGAGGCAGATGCAGAAACTTTACAATTTGAAGATAATACTTTTGACGCAATTTATTCTTGCGGAGTACTTCATCATACTCCAGATATTATAAAAGCAATCAGTGAGGTAAGGCGTGTTCTTAAACCAGATGGTGAAATACGCATTATGCTTTATCATAGACCATCAATTGTATGTTTACAGATGTGGATATTATTTGGTCTATTAAAGGGTAATCCGTTTAAGAGCATAGATGATATATTTTATAATAACCATGAAAGTGTTGGTACGAAAGTATTAACCGTAAGAGAAACGCATGAACTATTCAAAGATTTTAAAGACTTGGATATTAAAACGATTGTGACCATGCACGATATAAGATACGCACGTAATAGATATCTTCCAGCGTGGTTCATGAAACTTGTTCCGCATAGTTTGGGTTGGAATTTACTTATTAAGGGAAAGAAATGAACATAAAAGATAAATTATTTAAACAAACGAGCATAGGACAATGGTGGGGTAAATTTGGGCTTGCTGGTTCACAGATTGCCATATTTGTTTCTGGATATACTTTTATCATGGTATCGGTTGATGCTTATACTCCTATATCAGCGTTCTTTGAAAAAAGTGGGTATATACTTTCATTTTGGTTATATATAGGGGTTGTATTAATACCTATTATAGTAGCTTACTTTTTAGCATGGAAATTATTAGTACGAAGTTTCTTTAAACAGTGGGCTAATCAATTCTGGAAAGAAAGTGATGATGGTCTTAACAAGGTAATAAAACAAAATGCGGAAATTATAAAACGATTAGATAATTTGGAGAAGAAATGAATCTGCTATTCATTCACGAAGTAGATTATTTAGGTAAGGTAGTTTATGACTATCAACTACTTGTGGAAGCGATGTCTATGCGTGGTCATAAAGTATATGCGATAGATTATCCTAATATGAATTGCCATAATAAAAAACTGCCAAAAGAAGAAATTGTTAGTCGTGCCATCAAAGGTTCTGAAGTTCATTTAATCCATCCTTGGTTTATGAAAATTAAGGGTATAAATCGTATTACAGCGTTTGCTACACATTATTTAACTATTGAAAAAATTATAAAAGAGAAGAAAATAGATGCAATCGTATTATATTCAGTTCCTACCAATGGATTACAGGCATTATGGTTAGCATCAAAGTATGATATCCCTATTGTATTCAGGTCTTTAGATATTATTCATAAATTTGTTCCACGAATGTTATCAGGCATAACGAAAGATTTAGAAAGTACCATATATAAATATGTTGATAAAGTTCTTACGTTAACACCCAAACTTTCGGATTATGTTGTATCTTTAGGGGCTGATAAGGATAATATGGAAGTATTACCAATGACTGTTGATACACAATTATTTAATCTTGATGTTGATGGAAGTTGGGTAAGGAAAATGTTGGGTTATTCGGACAAAGATAAAATTATATTATTTATAGGAACGTTATATAAATTCAGTGGCTTAGAACGGTATTTATCAGCGTTTGATATGGTATTAGGTAATGTTCATAATGCTCAATTATTAATTGTTGGTGATGGAGAGCAAAAGCGAGAACTTGAAAGTTATATAAAGGCATTACATTTACATGATTATGTCAGAATGGTAGGATTTCAGCCTTATATTAATATGCCAGCGTATATTAATGCTTCGGATATCTGTATTTTACCGTTTGAAGAAAATGAAATAACCAAAGATATATTCCCTGGTAAAATCGCCCAATATCTTGCTTGCGGTAAGCCAGTGATAATGACACCACTTAAAGGTGTAAAATCTATGATAGATGGTGAAAGTCAAGGTGTTGTGTATTCAAAATATTTTGGTAGTGATACTACAAAGTTATTACTTGATAACGATAGAATAAAACAGTTAGGTAAAAATGGATTAGAATATGTAAAAGAGTATTGTGATAGCGATAAAATAGCAGGGCAACTGGAAAATATTTTAGATAGGATAAAATAATGACAAAAATTTGTTTGGTAAGCGGAACACGTCCAGAGGTTATAAAAATGTCCCCGATAATTAAAGAGTGCGAAGCGCAAAAGTTGGATTATTTTCTTCTACATACCGGACAACATTATTCACATAAAATGAGCGGTATTTTTTGGGAACAACTAGAATTGTCAAGTCCTGATTACAACTTAAATATAGGTAATGAATCTAATAATCAGAAACTTATTAAAATGATGCAAGGTATAGAATCAGTATTTGAAAAAGAGAAACCTGATGTAGTATTAGTAGAAGGTGATACAACTACTGTATTAGCTACATCATTAGCTTCTTATAATAAACATATTGCTTTAGGACACGTAGAAGCAGGTTTAAGATGTCATGATAACGCAATGCCAGAAGAAATCAATCGTATCATTGCTGACCATTGTGCTACATTATTATTTGCACCAACAAAATATGCCGAATTAAATTTAAAGAAAGATGAGTCATTCAAAAATATTTACCAAGTAGGAAATACGATAGCCGATGTTGTAAAACAATATATGCCACAAAAAACTAACTCCGTTCATTATTTACTGGCTACAATTCATAGGCAGGAAAACGTTGACAACGCACAAAGATTTGGAGAGATATTAAAAGGGTTAGATACGATTAGAAAAAACTTGAATATATCTATTTTATACCCTATACATCCACGTTCTAAAAAAATGATGGCACAATTCGGTTTACAGACTAATGTTAAGATTATAGAACCTGTTGATTATCTAAAAATGCTTGAACTTGAATATAATGCTGATTTAATATTAACAGATAGCGGTGGAGTTCAAGAAGAAGCCTGTATATTAAATGTTCCCTGTGTAACTATGAGGGATAATACAGAACGGCAAGAAACTGTAGAAATTGGTGCAAACATTATTTCAGGTGCAGATTCGGAATATATCTATGAATGTGCTAAAGTAATGTTAAACAAAAAGAAAGATTGGCAACATCCTTATGGGGATGGTAATACAGCAAAAAGAATAATTGATATTGTTAAGGAGAAATATGTCTAAAATATTAATCACTGGCTCATTAGGATTCGTGGGTAGTAATCTCACTCCAGAATTAAAAAAGCGTGGACATGAAGTATTAAGGACTGATTTAATGCACCATGAGGGGAAAGATTATATTCGTATGGATATAAATCAACCAGACCAAATAGAAAGAGTAATGTCGCAGTTTAAACCGGACTTCGTTTATAATCTTGCCGCCGAGTATGGTCGCTGGAATTGTGAAGATTATGATAATAATGCGATTATCACCAACTTACTTGGCACTCGTAATATGTTAAAAGCCCAAATGAAATATGGTTTTAAAATGATACATTTTTCAAGTGCAGAAGTTTATGGTGATTATCCTGATACAATGTATGAAGAAGTTATGGATAATTTACCTATTAGACAATTGAATGAATATGCCATTGATAAATGGCATAACGAACTGCAAATATTATCGTTTGCAGAAATGCACGGTAATCAATGCGTAAGAGTTAGACCTGGTTGTATGTATGGTATTTACGAATATTATCATCCATATAGAGGAGTAATTCCTAAGTTTATTTACCATGCTTTAAAGAATGAGCCTTATACTGTTTACTTAGGGCATACTAGAATACATGATTATATTGAGGATAGTTGCCGAACATACGCTAACATTGTAGATAATTTCAAAGCTGGAGAAGTATATAATGTTGGTGGTAAACCAGAATGGAATCATACAATTAAAGAACTTTCCGATTTCATACTTAAAACGGTAGGGTGTGATGATAGTAAGGTAATGTATAAAGAGTCAGAACCTTACACAACTGTCCATAAAACATTAGATTCAAGCAAAGCCATAAGAGATTTAGGGCATAATCCGTTAACTCCGATGGATATAGGTATTCCTAAAACCGTTAAATGGATGGAATCTATTTATGGGAGAAAATAAAATGAGATTAAGAATAAGGGATAAAGAACTACTATTCCTTAGTATATTCGGTTTCTTTGTTATATTTATAGTAACAGCTTTTACTTTATCATTTAAACCATCTCCAATAGATTTGCAAGGTAATGTTTATAACTATGGGGTATTTTTACTTAATCATCCTTGGGTAAGATATCTTATGATAGCATTTCAAAGTTTAATTTATATTGCTTTGGGAATGTGTGTAAAATATAGCTTTGTAAAAGAAAATAAGGAACGGAGTAAAAGTGATGGAGACAAAAGCATTTAATTATAGACAAGCGTTAAAAAATGGTGAAATTAAGATAGGTATATGGGGTTGTGGCTATATTGGATTCACTACGATGATAAACTTTGCAAAAGAGGGAGTTTATTCTATCGGATATGATACTAATCAAAATGTGATAGATAGTATTAAAGACGGTAAACTACATATCGTTAATCTTGATTATTGGATAGGGTATCATATTGAGAAACTTGTTAAGGATATGATAGTAGCTACATCAAACTGGAAAGAAATGTTGGATGATTTTACAAAAATACATTTTATCGCTGTTCCAACAGAGAAAGGTGGAGAACCTTGGTTTGAACCTTTACAAAATGTAATGGATAGGATGGCGAGTAAAAACAAATCTGATATTCCAGATATTATTATAATTGAAAGCACTTTAACACCTGGGATGTTTGATAAAATAGTATTAGGAACATTGTCCAATAATGGATGGGATATTGGTAAAGATATATTAGTAGGTATTGCGCCACGCAGAGATTGGTTTGATTCTCCAGATAAGAACCTTAAATCATTAAATCGTGTAATTGGTGGAACAACTTTAGAAACTACTGATTTAATGAGAGATGTTTTAAGTATCGTATGTGACAAACTAATATTATCGGATGCTTCTACAACTGAATTAGTTAAATCAGTAGAAAACACGATATTTGAGATATGTGCGGTATTCGCTTCGCAACTTGCCTATGCTTACCCCGATAGAAATATAAAAGAAGTATTAAGGCTTGCTTCTACGCATTGGCGTATACCATTATATTATCCAACTGTGGGGCGTGGTGGTTATTGTACCCCAGTTGCCCCGAAATATGTTAAAGATGGTGCGGAAAAACCAGACTTTTTAACATTAGTAGAAGATACGCTTATTTTTGATGAATACCAACCTAAATATATAGCTAAACAAATGGCAGAAAAAGTAAATGGTGGCAGTATAGGAATATTGGGATTGAGTTATAAACGGGACTTACGTGTTCATACACTATCACCATCATTACCTATTATAAAGGAACTCGTAAGTAATAATATAGACGTTAAAGTATTTGACCCGTATTATACGGCACTTGATATCTATCAGATTACTGGGGTTAAATCATTCAATTATCCTGAAGAACTTAATCAATTTGATGGTATTATTATTATTCCCCCACATAGGATATTCAGCCAAACACCAAAACGTATACTATTAGAAAACTTGAAACAAGGTGTTAAGATATTGGATAATGAAGGTATTTGGAGTGAACATAAAAGCTCATTCTTGGAAAAAGGTATTGATTATCACTATGTAGGTGATAAAGGATGGTGTCTGTAATATGATACCTAAGAAAATTATAGGAAAAATATTTAAATATGTTTAAATTACGGCGTAAAAATAAAAAAGGGCAAATAGGGTTAACAAAAGAGGAAATGCGAGATGCTGTTTATGATGGTATCCGATTAGCATCTGATACACAAAGTGAACTTGAAAAAGAACAAGAAGAAAAAAGAAAAAGGCTAGAATATTTCAATTCATTGTCTCCACGTTTGAAGAAGCGGTTAATAAGATTCTGGAAGGAGAAAGAAGGTCGAGATGGCAAAAAGTAAATATCAATTAAAAATCAAGGGTATGAAAGGCAAATTCAAGAATTTTAATAATAGCAAGACTAATCCAACGTGGCTAAGAACTCGCAGAAGTAAAAAGCGTGATATGTTGAGGGAACTATGGGTGTAGCCCAAGTATTATTTGAGGTAGAGGTTATTGTAGAAACTGGTAATAAAGAATACAAGCCTCTAAATTGGTATGGTAAAGCGGAATGGACTAGAACTAAAATCCGTAAGATGTATCATATTCCAGCACGTAATCAGAACCACGCATGGAAAAAAGCTCAAAAATATGGAACTCCTAAATCTTGTCATAAAATAGATGCTGTATCAGCATTATCTAATATAGAAAATATAAAACTAGACCAAGAGCCAATAATTAGTAAACTTAATCCGTATCTTAATGCAATTGCTATGGACGAACTCATATGGAAAAAGAAAAAATCTAAAAAACAACACAATAAAAGTAAAAAACCTATTGACAATATTGAATGAATATACTAATATGTATGTAGGTGGATAGGTAAATAGTATGGTAATGAAAAAGGAAACGAATAATATTTGTGATAAATGTGGTAGTTCTCATACTGTAAGGCATGGGACTAATACTACTATAAGTAAAGGTAAAAGACATCGCAGGAAGTGTCAGGATTGTGGACACACTTTTTATGAGGAGTAAAATTAATGAAATATCTATTCATCATAATACTAGGAATAATATTATTGGTTGGTGGAATAATATTGCTAACACCATTAGGAGAAAAAGTAGCTGATGTTTCTTATAGTGGGCAAGAAATATTTTATAATGAAGAAGATTATATAAGTTTTAAGCAAGATATTATCAAGTATGAAGTAAAAATAGATAAATTAAGGTAAGTATCCCTTGACATACAGTAAGAGGCTAGAATAAAATGGCAACGTGGACAAAGAAGATATTAGAGTGGACAGAAGGTAAAAAGGCTTTCCTGTCAGTGGTTTTTACTTGGCAATTACCAGAGGCATGGTCACGTTGTGTGTGGTATAAACAGCAAGGATATGATGTTAATGTCGGAGGTGTTGCCGTCTCTCTATTCCCTGATTATCTCAAAGGTGTGGCGAATGTAAATGGTATGAAAATAGATGCATTATCAAAGCACAATGACCAAGCTACAAGGTTTTCCACAGGTTGTATAAATGCATGTAATTTTTGCGCAGTACCAATTACCGAGGGTGATTTAAAACCAATCAAAGGCAAACCTCTCCCGATCGTTTGTGATAATAACCCGCTTGCATTACCGAGAAAGTATTTTGATTATATGATAGATATTCTAAAACCAGTCCATGGCGTTGACACAAATCAGGGTTTAGATTGCAGAATAATCAATCAATATCATGTAGACCGATTGCGTGAACTTGACTTAAAAATAGTTCGTTTTGCTTGGGATAATATCAATGAGGAAAAACATGTTATAGATGCGATTAATTTATGTCTTAATTCAGGTATCCCCAAAAGCAAGATTAGAGTTTACGTTCTTGTTGGCTACCATGATACGCCAGAGGATGCATTATATAGAATGCAGACGCTTAAAAACATGGGATTGGCAAAAAACAGTCCAATGAGATACCAGCCAATACGGGGTGATAAAGCATTAATAAAAGATAGTTACCTGGAAAATACTTGGACTGAATACGAAATGAAACGCTTTATGCATTATTGGTTTAGACAAGCATGGGTTAGTAAAATACCATATAACGAATGGAGGGGCTAAATGCAAAATAAGCAAAAACCAGAGAAGCCACTTAAAGAAGCGGAATTTGAGAGCCTACTGGACAAGGCATCCCAACCACTGGAGCAACCGCAAAAACCCGATTCAAAAGAAGCTGAAACATCGGAGTCTCCGACTTCCGGTGATTGTAACGAAAACCATACTCATTCAGATAGTCCTGAAGATATTTAGGAGATACAGCATGACGAGTACCATCAAGACCACGCTTAACGAGGCTCCAGAAGCCCTCAACCGTGTTCACATGGTTGTTACCAATGGCGTATTGCCCTTTGCAGTGATTAACAACCCCATGAGTGTATCCGAGCTTCTGAACATAGTTATAGCTGGCAAGTTCATCTGTATGGATAGTGTTTTCAGTGGTACGGGGGACGTGATTCCAGATGATAGGCATTATAGTACGTGCCTTAACGTCCTTAGTGACCGTAGTGCTGACTTGTCCTTGTTCCCGATGAATGAGACCTACAACGGGCGTTTTACCCTCTGCGCCTCGCCCTGGAGGGCCGGAGTGCTTTCCGCCGATGTATGTCTCGTCAACCTCTATATGACCGTTCATCTTACCGTGTTTTTCATCCATCAACTTGCGAATCATGGTGAACATTCTCCAAGCCGTCTTGTAAGTAACCCCTATTTCACGCTGAAGCTGTTTGGCACTTATCCCGCAGCGAGTGCTGGACATCAAAAACATAGCATGAAACCAGTAACGAAGTGGCGTGGGGGATTTGTGGAATATCGTTCCGGCTGTAGGCGATACTGCATGACCGCAAAACTCACAGGTGTAATCTTTTGCGCCAACCCGATGAAAGTGTTTGGTTATCTTCAGGCACTTAGGGCAGTAAACACCATCGGGATAACGACCCTTGAATATGCGTTCAAGGCAAGCATCATCGGTAGGATACTTCTCGTTAAAATCTTTGAGTGTGTATTTTGCGGTTTTCATTTTAGTCTCCCAAATTCAATCTCTAATAGGAGTATAGCACAAAATGTACTGTATGTCAAGGGATACTTACCTAAATTAAATACATTATCGTCATCACCTCCGATTATTGTAGAATTTGATGTTAGTCTCAAAGATAATGATATGATATTTCCTTATGGGGAAAGATATTCTAATAATTGGGCATTTGGTTTTGCGGTAGTAATGATAGGTTTTATGATACTGGCTATTCGGCAAGTAGTGAGGAAAGAGTAAATGGACAAACAAAATGATACTATGTGGAAGTTATTGGCATTTTAAAAAGGTAAAGGAGAATTAATGATGCAATACGTAGGTTGGGTATTAATAGGTTTAATCGTAGTAATTTTGGCATGGATTTCATTCGGTTCAAAAAAGAAAAGATGGTATAAAGTATACCTTGCAAATAATGATGTGATGCTTCTCCAAAGAGATTTAAAAGAACGTTGGTGGAGAACATCAGACCGTTATCTTAGGTTTGTTGATGAGTTTGGTAGGGAACATACTTTTCCGACTAATGGGCATGGATGGATATTATATTGGGTAGAAGTTCCTGATAAACAACTTGAACTAGCCAAAGAAGAAATAAAGCGGATTAAGGAAGAAAGAGCCAAAGAAAATGAATAAAATATCTTGGGGTGCGTTTGCCGTAAGCCACATGGGGGAAGTTAATGAGTTTAAATTAATGGCAGAGGCAATTTTACCAGTCATGACGGATGCAAGTGTTTCTCGTTCTGCTAAACGTAAAACATTGAGTGATATGGTAGACAATTTAAGTGAAGATACTTTCAAACATAAAGAAATAGCCGAACAGATAATGGAAATAATAAACATGAAAGAAGATGTATGCAAAGAATACGTTGATGCTGAAGCACAGGTTTGTGGCATACTATCTTGGATACCTAGAATGGAACAACATCGGACATTATTGAAAAATGAAGTTATCAAACATCGTAAACACTATGGATTAAATATATAGGAGTGATATAATAAAATGGTAAATCCTCGTGAAGAAAGAACCAATGAGCCAATTTCTAATGAACCAAAATCCACAGAACCTATGCTTCGTAAAGAACCACCTCGTCCTATTAGAGTAAAACGTAATTATGATGAGGATGAAGAAAATCCGATAGTAGATAGACCAAGAGGTTATGGTGGTAATGGCGGTAATGGCGGTAAGTTATCTATAATGCCATTTGCAATTGTTCTTGTCGTAGCGGTACTTCTATCTTATGCTTGGTTAGGTTTAGCCAATGGTGGAAAGTTTGTTACGCAAGAGAGTGATGCACTAAATTGGAGTGGGTTTGACGCTCGTGTTGATGGTAGGATAGATACGAAGTGGGGTTCATTCAGTGATAAAATAACTGCTATAGATGGTAGGGTAGCTACATCTGAAGTAAAAACAGCAGAAATAAATGATAATATTAGTGATATAAAATCTAGATTAACTGCGCTGGAAAATAATCCTAACAGTAATTTACAATCACAAATAAATGCCCTAACAACAGAAATAGTAAATATAAAATCTCAAATAGCAAATGTAGAAAATACCAATACTGCTATAGTAGCGGATATCGCCAATATAAAATCAAGATTAGAAAAATTAGAGGAAACAGTAAATACATCTTCGGGGGCTACAAGTGATGCACCTTTTACGGTAGAAACAAGAATAATAAATAAGAATATCTCTTTTGATGCGTCAACTAATGCAACGACATTGGGGTTTGGTGTAAAGGTTATTTTGGTAAATGGTTCAACAAGAGACTTGGAAGATATAGAACTATCTATTCCTGTGAGTTTGTCAATGTATACTTCTTACGGTTCTGGACATGTTAGCGTATGGTCGGAATCGTCAAGCAAGTGGTATCTTACGGATAGAGATTATGGTTATGATGAGGCGTTTGCTACATTAGTAGGAACTGATATTACACTTGACAAGAGTGATACAGAAAAAATAACAGTAGGGATGTCAGTTGTTGTTAGTGGTGAAGTTCAGGACTTTGACGTTGATATTGACGATGGCGATATAGAAATTGAATGGGGGTATGAGTAATATGGGATTAAGTAATCTAAAAAACAAATATAAATGGTATAATGATAAACTAAGACTTAAATTCAAGAGTTATTGGAACTATATCTTGAGTGTTATGGGTGTAGAGTTAATTCTTTACTTCGTAGTTCATAACTGGATGGAACAACCAATGACATTCTATTGGATTGCTATTCCTCTTGGTATTGTAGGTTGTATTTTGTGGTATCTATCTTATAAAGTTCAACAGCAGGATAAACAATTGTGGTATAAAGAGGAACGTAATAGAGAGATTAATGGATAAATGGCAAATTGGTACTACCCTAATGTTGTGGCAAAGATTGCACCTAAAGATATACAATGTTCCGATTGTGAAAATATCATAATCAGGTTTAAGGAATATTTTAAGCATAATCATGGTAGATACTGTCATAAATGTTCTGAATTGTATGACGGTAAATACGCAAAAGTAGATATGGATGGGCTATTATAAAGGAATATAAAGATGGTTAAACGGATTTTAGCATTTATAGTTATAGCACTTGTTTCCTATGGCACTATGATATGTGGTAAACTTGGTGAACATCCAGTATTACTCTATATAGGTATGATAATTGGTGGTGCATTGGCACTAGGATTTATTGTTTGGTTAATGAAACTCATGGCTCGTTTTATGGGTTGGGCTATGACTTCAGCTTTATATCTTGCTTCAGCGATAACTATTATGGGGCTATTGGCTTGGTATGAAGTTATCCCGACATTTGCTGGGGTAATGGCATCATTTGGACTTAGTATATTATTGGTAGTTATGATAATTCGTAAACTTGCAAATTGGGCGCAAAAATCAGTAGTTGGTAGTGAAGTGTTTTCATGGGTATCAGGCTATGAAATAAAAAACATTATCCAGAAAGATAAAATATTAGATAAAGATACTGTAATAGAATTAAATGCCGAAATAAAGAATTTAATTGCAGTATTGCGTGGATTGCAATATAATAAAACTGATGCTAAAGAAGCGGCAATTTACGTTGTACAGCAGTATCCACAAGAACCAATGGATAGTAAAATAATCAGGGCTGTACAATACTTAAGTCCTGATGTAAGTGGAAGAAAGAACTAAAGGAGTCAAAAATGAAAAGTAAAATTGTTGGAATTATGTTAGCAATTGTAATGATTGCAAGTTTTGGGATGGTTATACCTGCCCAAGTAGACGGTGATATTATCTACAATGGAGATGTCACTGGTTTTGCTGGTGCAGTAGGTAACGTTGTTGCAGGAACTACTACCGGAGAAGGACTTAATACAATTATTGCCGGAACAATAACTGATGGGGTAGATGGACAATGGGCTTCTTTTACCGGAACGATTACAGGTGATGTTATAGGTGACATTTCTGGTAGTGTGAACTATAACGGTTTTGATACTTTGTTTACTGAAATTACTAATTCTGGAGCTACGGGGCATGTCTATTTAATGGGATATTTTGCTGGAGAAGTAGGATGCTTCGTTGGGCAATTTGTTACTCAAGCAGATGCTATAGAACCTGTTACCAGTATTGACATTGAGGTAGAATCAGATGCAGTTAACGTTGGAGAATCATTAACTTTTAATGCTGTAACTACTCCTGCTGGTGCTGAAATAAGGTGGAGTGTTTACAATAGTGTAGGAAGCGCAACCATTGATGAATTAACGGGAGTACTAACAGGAGTAGAAGTAGGTAATGTCACTGTAATTGCCAGTGTCTTGAATAGACCTATCTTTACTAAGAACTACAATATTGCAATTACTCCTGAACCACTAACAGCGCAAGAAACTATTGTTGCAACAGCTAATAGACTTTTAGAAACGCAAAATAACGATGGTGGATGGGACTGGAGTAATATTGATACTGATGGGACTACTGGTTTGCCATCTCCGTCTAATACCATTGGTGTAACTGCTTGGGGTTTGCTAAAAGGTAATATGATTACTCCTAATGCAGACTATATCAATGCTTGTATTTTATCATACAACTTAATGCAAGCAAATTCTTTAGTATTGGCTACTAATAGAATACGTGGTTCTGATATTGGGATGCTTGCAGAATTAACATCTATAACTGGCGATTCTACTTATGCTGATTTTGCTAAAACTAGGTGGGATGTCGCCAAAACAGAATACGCTGGTGGTACTGCTGTTGGTTTCGCACAGTATTTAGAAACCAGACGAGTTGCAAGCCAAGTAGCACTTGTAGCTTGGGATATTAACCTTTATGTCCAAGGTTTAATAGAATTAAGCCAGTACTATCCAGAATGTGCTACTGATGCACAAGATATGGCAGAGGAAATATATACGTTCCTATACACTAATACTAATCTTCCTACTGATACTGCTACTGGGTGGTATTATCTGACTATATCAGGTGCTTTGGAATCATTCTCTACAACTAATATCCACCCTGAAACGGTAACAGAACTTAGAACTGAATTAGTTGAAGCCCAAAATGTAAATGGTTCATTCCCTTCCGACACTGATGAAGGCGATGAAGAAGATTTACAGACTACGGCTTATGCTACGATGGCATTACTTTCATCTGGAAATGCTTACGATAATGCTTCTAAAGCTGTAGAATACTTAATTGAAATGTCTGTAGGTTTTGCAACTGATGTAAGTACTGGAGCTACGGAAGTTTGGTCTGAAGTAAACCAAGCACTATTAGCTTTTGTTACTGCCCATATTAATATAAGTGTCACTCAAGGTATAGGCGGTACAATATCTCCTAATGATACTGTTGAAGTTGCTTACGGTGATAGTCAATCTTTTGATATAACTCCTGATGCTAATTATCATGTTTTGGATGTTTTGGTAGACGGTGTTTCAGTAGGTGCAGTAAGTAATTATGAGTTTGCAAACGTAAATACTGACCATACTATAACAGCTAACTTTGCTATAGATACGTTTACTTTAACCATCGGAATAACTAATGGAACAGTAGTAAAAAATCCAAATCAAGATATGTATGATTATGGAACAATCGTAACATTAACAGTAAATGCGAATAGTGGTTATGCTTTTAACGGATGGTCTGGAGATTTATCAGGTTATGAAAATCCAACAGCTATATTAATGGATTCAGATAAAAATGTAGTTGTTAATATGCGTATTACTGGTGGAGGTAGTGGTGGTGGAAGTAGTGGAGGTGGTTCATATACGGATACTAATATACTTGGTGATAGTGGGTATATCTACAAAAATTCAGATGGTGAGACAACTAGAGAATTTAATGCTACGGATGGAACACTGTCAATCAATATTCCTAAAGGGACGGAAATGCTGGATAAGAACGGCAATCCGTTAGATAAATTTGATGTAAAACCGGATAATACATCATACCCGTTGCCTGATAATGCTAATGTAATTGGGTTGGCTTATAGTTTTACTCCTAATGGTGCGCAGTTTAGTCCACCGATAAATATTATCTTTAATTATTCCGAAGTAGATATTCCAGATGGAGTAAATGAAAGTGACTTGGTGATAGCCTACTTTGATATCGTAAGTGGTGAATGGGTAGAGTTAGAATGTGTTGTTGATACGGTAAATAATACCATTACAGCAAAAGTGTACCACTTTACTACGTATGCAGTTATAGGTAAAGAAGAACCTATTGTAACACCTACTCCAACACCTACTCCAACACCTACGTCTACGCCAACAACCACACCAACGCCAACAACCACACCAACGCCAACAACCACACCAACAATAGAGCCGACAGAAACACCTACTACAAGTGTTACTACAACTACAACGCCTACTACAACATGGACAACGACATCTACACCGATTGTAAAACCAAAGAATAGTCCTGTTGTATGGATAATACTTGGCATAATATTACTTGGAATAGTTGTTTGGGTTGTTGTGTTAGTTATAAAACGTAAAAGAAAATAGTTTGTGCGAATATGAGGGGATGGTATACTGTTGAGTTAAATACTATCCCCTCTTTGTTTGGTGGTTAATTATGTCTATAAAAGATTTATTTAAAATAATAAATGATAAGAGATTGAAACTAGATATACCTTTAATTACCTCTACCTCTTGACAAAATACCATACCTATGTTTATTGAAATTAAGAATACGGAGTGAATAATGAAGGTACTTTATGTTTTACTGATTCTCTTAGCCCTGCTCCTTCCGTTTCCGCTTTCGCAGGGTATCCAGGCTGATGAAAGCACTTTAATTTCTTTTGCGGTGTTTTCCGATACGCATATCTGTTCTTATTATCCAGATTATCAGGTTAAACTATCCCAGGTTGTTGATAAAATAAATACGAAAGAACCTGAATTTTCTATCGGATTAGGGGATATGATAGGTGGCGGTAGTACGGAAGCGGTCTATAATTCCGAGTGGTCTAATATGTCCAGCGAACTAGACGGGCTAGATATGCCTTATTACCTGGTGATGGGCAACCATGAATCCGTCTCCGGCTGGACGAGAGAGCAGAATATCAATAAATGGCTTTCCGTGACTGGATACGAATATGAAAATTACTCTTTCGATAATGGAGATTTTCACTTTATTGTTTTAGATACCGTCAGTGCCAACCAGACCGGAAGAGACTGGCTTGCTGATGACCTGGACGCCACAGAAAAACTTACCGTTGTGTTCACACATAGGCCGGTGGCTGATGTCGGCGGTCAGGCTTGGGAAGCATGGGACAGCAGTATTAAGACGATACTTGAATCCTATAGCGAGAAAATTGTTGCCGTCTTTAACGGTCATCTGCATGAAAATGTCGATGATGAAATCAACGGCATCAAATATTACACCATACCGGAAGTCTATTATAATGCGACATGGAGCCTCGTTACTGTCTACTCGACCGGAGAGATTGAAATCAGGGGTTACGGCAACGGCAAAAGTTACCTCCCTGAATCAAGTGCTTATCTTGATATATTTTTCAGCTATTCCAGCGATATCGAGATTGATAATTTTGCCGTCTCGGAAAATAGAATAGACTATCCTTTGAAAGTCCACCTCACCTCAAGTAATTTTAATTTCAACAATGTTCAGTCTGACGGTGATGACATCAGGTTTTCCTCCGGCGACACCGTGCTGCCGCATGAAATCGATTACTGGACTAACGGTGACGCGGTGGTGTGGGTGAAAGTCCCCTATCTCACAGCGGGAGAAATAGACACCATTCAAATGTATTACGGGAGCACTGCCGGCAACGCGGAGAATCCCCGTAACGTATGGGGGCAGGAAACACTTATTAATTATTTCACGGGAACGTCAAATATAACGGGGACAAACTTATCCTCAATGCCATCCAACGGCTACGTTGGAGTATACGGAGTGAGAGATACGATAGACTCCCCTGCCGTTGGCACGACCTACGTTACCGAGTATTCAGGAACGTGGGACTTTTCCGCTGAAGGGTTAGAGTTAATCTGGTGGCTTAAATGTAATAGAGATTCGACAGCCTTTACCTCGACTAGACTTTATGTTTACGATGCATCCGGTAACTACAGATACAAAAATATCAGCTTTACCGCCAATACTCCTAAAAAAGCGGTTTGGACGATTGCTAACGGAACAGCGTCAGCAACGCCGCCTGATTTATCCGCTATCACTAAAATAACGTGGGAAATCAAAGCCGCCGATACAACCGCCTTTAATAAGAATCTAGACCTGTGCTATGTCTACAAAGGCTATAACGTAGTTCTGCACTTTAACGAGAGCTCAGGCAATGAACTCCATAATTCAACCATCATGGGCGACTACGCTGCCCCTGGAACAGTTTACAACGGGACATGGGACACGTCAGCTTTGATATTCAACGGAAGTTCAACTTACGCCGAGTTCCTTTACAGTGATGAGTTCAACTGCTACGAACAGGGATATACGGTAGATGGTTGGGTGTCCAGCCAATCGACTTCCAACGTCAAGGTGATTGCGGATTACGGGGAACTGTATACGACTCCCATTCCCATGCGCCTGCACCTGTTAAACATGGCAGCCAGAATCATTACCTATGACGGAACAATCAACAGCCAGGCTACTGCGGGGACGCTCTCCGTCAATACGATGGCTTATGTGGCAGCTACTTTCAACTCGTCTTATGTAATCGCTTATAAAGACGGCGTGTCGAGCAGCCCTACCGCGAGAACGGCGGTTGTTCCCTCATTTGTTGGCAAGCTAAACATCGGCAGAACGCCGTCAAGCGCAAACTACTGGAACGGGAAAATAGACGAGTTTCGCTGGATAAATGTACCTCGAAGTAATGACTACATAGCGGGAGAGTATATCAACTTAAAGGGCGTATTCCAAAAAGACTATGTAAGCATTGACTAAAAGGTGTCAGCTTATTAGCCCTAGGCTTGCCACCTTTAAGACCACCTAGCCTACCTAAAGCAACGGCTGCAGGGTTTTTACTTTCTATAAAAATATAATATTTCTTTATACTTTGATAGGTTCACTATCATATACTTTATTGCTTAGTAATGATTTACCACTGTTAGGGAATGCCTTGAAAATTCTATCTTGAGACATTTTTATTTCAACTAAATCAATGGTATTATGATGTTCTGTTATTTCTCCTACCATATTTATATCATGTAGTATTTCAACTGCTTCAAATAATGTTATTCGTTTATCCATTGATATTTTATAATGATTAGTTTTAGGATTAGATTTAATAGCATCCATTGCCATATCATAAGTTATGGAATGAGGTTTTTTGTCCTTATAAATAATCCAACCTGGGGATAATACTAAAGCAGGACAAGGTTCATTCTCACGCCAAGTCCCCAAAGATTTATCTTTACTAATAAGTGTTTTTGTCGCTTGTTTCGTACTCATTACTCCATCTGTTGATATTGCTATGACGCTATCAGCTAGTTCATTCTGCATGATAAAATCAAATACTTGTAATCTTGCTTGTGCATAAATCCATCCTGCTATCATAGGGTTATAAGTAGCAGATGTTTTGTCTTTCTCAAATTGTGCATTGGTTTTTCCAACATAACCTACAATTATTCCTTTACATAAGTCATTTTCTATTTCACCTAACTGGCGCATATCAAATAACCGTTTAACAATATTTTCCATTGGCTTTTTGTAGTTATTAAATTTCACATACCATCCACCAACAATTTTAAAAGTTCCCACTTTATATTTATAGATTGAAAGTAATTCTTCTAATGTTAAATAGGTGTTGAATGTTCCTATTGGGTAAATTACATCGCCATTAGCATTAACATAAGCAAACGGATGAATCTTAACATCTTTGTTAATAGTTAGTTCTACTTCAAAAAACCCAGTGATATTGCCAGCTATTATATCTTTAACATGTTTAGAGGAATAGTCTTTTGAATAAGGTATATATTCAGCGTTAGCAAAGTCTCTTACTTCTGATAACCATTTACCATAGGATGATGAGACATCGTATGAGTAACTTTCTTGGAAGTGTCCTACATTTGTCGCCGTTATCCATCCTTGTCTATTAGCACAGTGTTTAGCATAGACTAATATATTAACTGCTTCTGGTGGCACACACTTAATACTAGGAGTAAGTTGGATATTCCTCATAGAACTTTCGTAAATACCAATAGCAGAATTTAAAGTCATGGGAGTAGTTATACCTATGTTCTCTAAAGCCTTGAGTAGTTTATTACAACGTTCTAATAGTTCTTGTGCGTTATGAGGTTCAGGTTCATTGGGTAAAAGAGGTTCTAGACCATAAATACAACACATATATGGATGTTCAGATGTTTTACTTTTTAAAATATGATTTCCTTTGATAATCATATTCTTACCACGCCGATAATAAAGATGAGTAGCCTTATCAAAAGTGGTATTTAGTAGTGCTTTACATTCATCGGGTGGCATAAGTTTAAATATAGGTGCTAGGCTTTCATCTAAATTCCAAAAGAACTTTAATTCTCTGGACATTCCATCACGGTATGGTGTATAGAGGAAATCCCATAGTTCATTACTATCCTTGGATGTAATAGAATTCCCATTTGAATTTGTTATTGTAATGCCATTATCATCTACAGATGTATAATATGCGACTAGATGCTTTATCACTTACTTTTCCCTTTTATTCTTAATTGTTTAATTCTATTTTGGTGTAGTTTAATGCGTCTTTGCCATTCAGTTTTTTCTTCAGGTGTTTTAGCAAATGCTAAACGATTTTTACTATGATTAATATCATCTTGGCTTTGTCTGATAGTTTGGTCTATAACATTTTTCCCAGTTATTTTACGTCTATTTGCTTTTGTCTTTTTACGTGGTGTTTTTACTACTTTACCAGAAGTATCTCTGATAGCGTATTTGTCTTTATATTTGTTAAAGAAGTTGAATGTTAGCGTTCTTGCTCTATCACGCCGTTCTTTGCTACCAGTAAGTATTAAATCATTTTCATTACTCGCTAATCCTTTTCTTACATACAATTGCCTAATAGATTTATAGTATTTATTTAATATGTACCGTTCCTTTTCATGTTTTTGATAGAAATCTCTAAATCTACGCATACGAGTTTCAATCATAACTTTTAAGTAACGATGGTCTTTAATAGATTCCATTGATATATCTTGATAAGCACTTGCCTCTGCTGGCAAAAAACCTCTATTGATAAAGTACCTATAACCAACGCTCATTTTACTCTCCCTTATTGAAATCCTTAAATACTGTTGGCATTTTGTTTATGAGAAAAGAATATAATTTAGTAAAAGATTGAGCCTCGTCTTTTATATATTTTTCTATTGTAGCATAATCCTTTTGTTGATACCATTCTGCTATACTTGCTCCTGTATCCTGTTTACCAGCTAAATTGTGGAGAGAGCATCCTTTGAACTCTCCGCCATTACAGAGTAATGCTACTGGATATAAATCTATATAAGGATGATTATATAGGTTTATAGCGTTTGTTTTCATGCCATATTTATTCCAGTGTGTACCTAACATTACGAAGTCAAAATCAGCTAACTTATAACCGATAGGGATGAAAGCCCACCTATTATTGATATTAAAGGTGTTGTAGAACTGTTTAAGGATATCTTCTTCACTACTCTCCCATGATTTTAGAATAGTTAATGGGGTAAGTATTTCACCAGTTTTAGAACTTATTTGTTGATAACTTATTGTTATAATTGGGTCTTTATTGAAATCAATCGGCTTAGTAGGGCTGTATGTCTCTAGGTCTAAATAGAACTCTGGCATTTATTGCTCCTTTGGATTATCTAAAATTGGGTTTACGGTGCTTTTACGGCAAGTTTTACAAAAATATCTTTGTTTAAAAATATGATTACTACCAGCCCCTTGTCCAAACTTCACCAATTTATTGTTGTTGCATTTAGGACATTTCATGTATTGACAACCTCGCTATGTATAGTATATACTATAGGTTGGTAAATGTCAATAGTAGTAAAGATATGTTTGATGTTAATTAAACAATCTTTTAAATATGAATTGAAACCAAATAATAAACAAGAAATATATTGTTCTAAACCTATTGAAAAATTAATGAAATAGTATTATATTATAAGTATGCTAAGTCTAAAGACTATTAAAAAATATGAACCTGAAATGAAGCGACTAAAAGTTAGTGAAGTAGCAAGGTCGCCACGAGGGTTCATCCCCGCATATAAACGTGCTAAAGGAAATCCTAAAAAACTAAGTGAAAACTGGAAAATAAAGCGTAATGCTTTTATTGCCAGAACATTACCACAATATAAGAAAAATCCAACAAAACGTAGGTTACTTTCTTTGAGGGCTTGGGCTTATGAACCTAAATAGAAATTTGTTTATTTTACTTTGTGTGAAAATGAGTAATTTTTTGTTTTAATTTATCTACATTTTTTAGTTCATGTTGCCATATAAATAAAATATCATATCCAAGTTCTGCTAATGTTGCCATTATTAAATCCCCCACTCTTTTCTCTTGTGTCTTAATATGTATTAGTTATTTATTTGGAAACCAATTCCAAATAGGTTCTTTTTTAGATATTTCAGGTAAATAAATGCCATCTGTTTTTTCAGGTCTAACATATTTTACAAGAAAATCTACCACACCTTTACGTTCTATTCTCCAAACGCAACCCTCGGCTTTATCAACTGCCCCGTGATAACCATGCTCACCAAGTATATCAATAGCATATTGTATTGAAATAGTATTGCCCCGATGTAATAGTTTTGGTACTGTAAAACCACCTTGCTTTACACGATTGAGTAAAGCGTCATATTGTAATCTGGTATGGTCTTTCATTAAGTCAAATATAACAAGAGGTTCATGGGGTAATTTATAGATAGTACCGTGTGCTTGCATAAGCCATTCGCCACAAACACGCTCACCCTCTTGTAAAACATAACGAAAATCTTGTTTCATTTTCTTCTACCCATTTTCCCCAATGCCAATGTTGCTCATAAGGTGATGTAGAAGCAAGATAACCAGCACGAGTTATGGCTATAATTTTACCTTTAAATAATGCTACACCTACATTACTACCGTCCAGTTTTTCTGTAACAATTATCTCATCGTGGCGGTCACGTTTTCTTTCTGTAGCAATTCTTGATTGTCCTTCGTGACAGTGTTTATCACTAGGAGTAATTCTACTACCCTCTAAGTGCGGTATTGTTCCATAATTTTTAATTCCTAAAGGTTTTCTATCTTCAGTCATATTACCCCTTATCAGACGAACTACAATTAATAACAGTAGTCATATATTTATTTAATGTTGATTATTCCCTATCCAATCATGGAATCCAGCACCTCTTCGCTTTTGAGATTCCGAGCGAGTATCTTTAAGTGGTGATAATGCTTTAAAATAACACCAGCATATTTCATCGCTTGAGTTATTAGTAAATCTATCACCTTGAAGCGGCTTTTTAACGGAACATTCATTTTGAAATTTACAATCTTCTGGACAATAATAATTTGGCATATTTACTCCTATTAGCGGTTTAATCTTAATTGTAAGTATTCAAGAACATCTTTAATTCCTAAGTCATTCATGCAATAATCATATAATTTAGGGTGTAATCCTTTAAGAATATCAAATCTATTATTTTTTTCTTTATGTATCCCAAATAGGCAAAATATACATCCTGTATGGTCTACCCCTTTATCATATATATTACAATAAGGTATATTGTTTTGTTTAATGTAATCCCAATTATCTTTTTCAGTCCAAAAACCTAATGGAGTAGAAGATTCTCCACCTTCCAAGAATGAATTACATCCATGTTGTAAATATATACGTTCCCTTACCAATGAATCAACCGCCATAGTTCCGATAAAAGGAGATAACCCCGTTTCCTTCCTAAAAATTTTAAATGGTTTCTTTTTTAACATGTCACAACATTGTTCTGAAGTCTTAAATGGAGCATCTACGAGGAACTTCCATCTTTCACTGATTTTGAATCTTCCATTTTTACCATTCCACCTAACATTTTTAAGATACTCGCTATGAGTTGTACGATATTGGCGAATATATAAAGCCTGTTCCTTTGATATAACTGGATAACCATATTTATCTAGAACTTGTTTAAATGAAAGTTTGGGACGTATTATAGTGATGTTATCACTTGTACGAACAAATTTTTTTATTTCTGGATACTCTAATCCAGTGTCAGAAAAAACAGCAGGAATATTAGGATAAATACTTCTTACTAAATGTTTCAATACAGTAGAGTTTAATCCACCACTAAAACTAATATAAACATTACCATTCATTCTACGATAGAATTGACGTATTTTCATTTTACTAATAAACACCTTTTCTAAAAGAGGTAATGATTGTTTATCTATTAAACATTTCTTAGTAACCATATTGTTAGTATTTATTAAATTAGATGACATATCTATTTATTACCTGTTTTAGACGCATTAGAATCAATAACAGATGGCTTTATAGAGGTAAAGCGACCACTTCTATCTCTTGGTTGTGGAATTAAAGGGTGAATAGTTATTCTACCACAAGAGTTACAGATATATTGTTGATGCTTTGTTTTCTTAGTGTTGTCAAAATTATCCCTTGCCCATTTTAACCCGAATTTTGCCAAAGAAGGCAATTTACATTTAGGACATCTAAGATTATTAGTCATACAACCCCCTATCTACCTAACAATAATAGCATACAATGGTGCAAAAGTCAAGTGATGATGAATGTAGAAAAATACTGGAATAAAAAGTGTGGAATAGAAGGTGTTGTCATGCCCCCC